TCACAATTCAACGTAGCCATTACCTCTATCATCAAGGTATTTATCTGTCATTCTCATAGATTTGTGGCCAAGTATTTTCTTTGCAAACTCAGCACTTTTTTCTTCTTCATATAATCTTGCAGATAAACTTCTAATTTCATGAAATGTTGGTTTATTTTCTATATGCTCAGGTAAAGCTTCGATAAATTTACCTCTCAGCGTTTTTGCGGTGGTGTTGCCACATATTTTATCTGACTTTCTATCTATGAGGTTTAAAACATCACTAATAGAACAACCGATAGATTCAAGCCTTAATGAGAGAGGTATTGCTACTTTAGAGCCTGTTTTTAATTGGGTGACATACAGCCTATCATTTTTTATATCATCCCATTTCATGTTGATAACATCGCTAATACGTTGAGCTGTAAGTATCGCCAATAGGAACATATGCCTATATTTGTCATTTGTGTGCTCCAAGGCGTATTTAAACTCTTCTAGTGATAACCTTGATCGCTGAACACTTGTTTTTGGTGGCTTTGTCACGGAAACGGGATTTTCCTTTATCACACCATCCGCAATAGCTTCATTAAAGGCATCTAGCATAGTGGACCTTAGTAATTTTGCCATTGCCTTTTTAGGGTACTCTGAAATAAATGTGGCTACATCTCTTGGTGTTACATTCTCAATTGGACAGTCATTAAAGTGTAATTTGATTAACTTTATTCTTGATTCGTAATCGTAGAGCGTCTTCTCTTTTAACCCCCTGTTGTTTACTTTCTCCCTATAAGTATCAAGCCACTCATGCAATGTTACACAGTGAACATTATTAATTCTGTCAACTAATGACTCTTTAGGTTTATAAATAGCCAAATTGGCTTGTATGGCTTCGGTTATTGCTAATGATTTGTTTGAGCCAACAGAAAATTCCTTTTTAGTTCTTACATCCCTGTAATAGTAAATCCCTTTACGCAAATACAAGTTAGGCGGTAAACCCTTGTTCTTTGCACTTCTGCTTCTGCCCATTAATTTTCTCCATTAAATATTGCGGTTCCCTTACCATTTTGTCATTTGTTAGAATTGTCCACGGCTCTAACTCATATTCTCTACCAACCTTTTCTGGAGCAGGGTATAACCTACCTTCCTTTATATAGCGAGATAATTGCCGTTGACTTCTAGGGTTAGCGAAATATTTATTATTCCATTCTGATAATGTAATTCGTTTCATTGATTATTCTCCGTATCCTTCATCATTAAAAAAACTTCCATAGCGCCACGGTATGGGTTTTTATTTACTGACATGAAGTCATAATCAAGGCAGTCAGCTGTCCATTTATTAGAATGGTACATTAGTGATAACCCTATTTTATTTTCAATAATAATCGGCATTGCGTCTGATGGGTTATTGCATGGGTCGAAAAAGCGATAACCAAACGAGCCATCAACAAGGAATTGGATAATATCCATTGTTTGTTTAATTACATCGTATTGCGTTTCAGGTAAAACAGATTGAGCTACTAATAAATTAATCTCGAAATCAGATAGTTCGGTGTATTTATTCATTGATTAACTCCAGCATTTTCTCATTGTACCAATTTCGGTTATCCCACCAATCGTGCACTAAGTAGGGCGCGTAAAGTCCTTCTCGAACCAATTCAATAACCCCAATTTTCTCATACCCCTTAACTTTAACCTTATCGCCGACTTTAAATTTCATCTCCACACCTCACCACAAACTATCTCAACATCCCGCACCTGCATTAATTGACTGGCACGGCTCTCGCATTCTTGCTGTGTGTATATTTGCTCTGTAACAGGCACAACAGAACCCTGTATTAGCATGAGTAATACATATCCGATTATTTGCATGGTTATTTATTTAGAATGTTTAATTAGAATTTCTTTAATCCAATTTTCAGCTTCATCATTGCATGACAAAACACTATCCATCATTAATTCAATATCGATAGATTCCTTTACAACGTGAGATAATTGGGCCATGATATAAGCGAACTGCTTCTCATCACACTCTATAAAGTTAGCTCTGTATGCGCTAATTAAATGATTGCGAGCATATAGAACGCCTAATTTCATTTGCTCTCTGTTATATTCATTATTCATTTTTTATTTTCACTCCGTTATCTAATAATGAAATTTCACATGCTGATATTCCACTATTATATCCATCAGTGAAAAAATCATAATTTCCTTTATTCTTTTCTCTTTCTGGTAGGTCTAATACGAGTGAGTCGCGTGATGCTTGCCATAACTTATATAATGCTGCTTCGTGGTACGTTAAGTTTATATGCATAAATAAATACGCATTATCCGCTATCCACACTTCAAACTGCCGTCTTGATTTATCCATACTTACTCCTTAATTTTAGGTATAAAAAACCCTGCTAGTGCAGGGCATGGGTTATTAATATGTTGGTGAATTATTTTTTAATATATCCACCTTTTCCATCTAATAGACCTGATGATTTATTTCTAAATTCTTCTTCTGTTGGTTCTTTGGTTTCATATGCTACTTTGTAATCAACACCTTTTACACGAAATGAAGTTTCATTATATTTATCAACTACGATTGGTGCTGCTTTACCATATGACGGAATGCCTTTTACTTTTGAAAACTTATTTAGATAAGTTATAAGTTTTACTTCGCCATCATCTTTAATTAGCAAATACTTCATATCACTCTCCTTTTCTATTGAGAGTTAACTATATCATCTAAAATTTAGTTAAGTAGTGATAATCAATCAATTCTGCTAAACTCAATAACCCACACCCATTCGTTATTTACCCAACTATCAACTCCATATATTGCAATCCATACCGCAGCAAAGTCAGAAGTATGTGCATTTAGTTTCCCGTCAAACCCCTCGGCTTCTGCATCACTTTCGCTGATATCGTTTACTTGCTGAATCCAGACGTCAGTAATTTCAATTTTCCCTTTGATATTACCGTCCTTGTCTGCAAAATTGATGATGTCGCCAATCTCACCGTACGGGCAATCAACATCAACAAATCCATGCCGATATGCTGCGCATACTTTCTCTGATAGTGTGTAACCATCTTGCCATGCGCTAAGATAGCGTAACCCATCTTCGGTTACTTTTGGTTGTGGCTCAATCGGTCTGCGTGTTTGCGTTTTTCTGCCATCCATGACAGCCGCTAACATTGCATCGTTAAACTTTATTCTGTCTTTCATATTTATTCCTCTTCATTGCATCCTTGCGAGTTAAATTATCATGCGAACTTTGGTAGCTTATTACCTGTAAGTTCCTCTGCGTCCTTCATAAAGTCGGTGGCTTGCTCTTCCATTCCAACGCCGAAATAATATTTATGAACCGCTTTAGCCATTAAGAAAGCGCCAGCAAAAAGAACTTCTTTCAACTTTTCATTTTCTTTTTGTAACTGTTCAATAGTCATATCTATCTCCTGTTTGCATCCTTGCACTGAGTCCTTTGGTTAAATCACATAAATAGCGTGGCGTGGGTAGGGGAGTCCGATAGGGGCGAAAGGTATTGGTTCATCCCAATCTTGAGGTGGCTCACTTTGCGGCGCTTGATTACTCGATGCTTGTTTTTGTGCTTGCGGTTGCTGAGGCTGGCCCCATCCTTGATTCTGCTGTGTCTTCTGGCTTCCTGCCTGATTACCACCGTTACCGCCTAACATCTGCATAGAACCGCCGACATTAACTACCACTTCCGTTGTGTATCGGTCTTGCCCGCTTTGGTCTTGCCATTTTCTGGTTTGCAGAGAACCTTCGATATATACTTGACTTCCTTTTCTCAGATATTCACCTGCAATTTCTGCTAATTTGCCGAAGATGCACACTCGATGCCACTCGGTTTTTTCTTTCATCTCACCGGTTTGTTTATCACGCCACGATTCCGATGTGGCTAGTGTGAGATTAGCGATTGCGCCACCTGATGGCATATAGCGGATTTCTGGATCCTGCCCCAAGTGACCAATGAGAATACATTTATTCACGCCTTTACTTGCCATCAGTACCTACCTCTTGTTTGGTTAGTTCTTCTTTTCTTAGCTCATACACTTTTTGAGCCTCCGCTTGTTCAGGTGTATCTCTAAGTGCTTTGTATGCTTCACTAAAGGCGATTTTTAACTCATCCATGTTTTGTGCTTCCGTTGCAATGCTCGTAAAGTGAGCTAGATCTATCTCTGCTTTAGTGCGTCCATCATTAAGCCAATCCATTAGCTTTTTACCTGTTAATTCATTTAACTGAGTAACTTCGGCGTTGCTGAACAATCCTGTTCTATCCTTGCTTGCCATTGCCGTGTGAGTTTCGTGATTTAGGTCTAGTACAGTCGTAAACTCATACTCAACCCCGTCACGCTGCTCTGATTTCATGCCAAGTTTATCTACGCCTTTCTTACCATTGCCTTTATCGACCTGAGCAGTTTCCGTTTTACTTCTCATCGTTGCGATAATATGCAGGTCAGACCGTAGTATCGCGTCGAGAAATGCATTGTGACGTGGTGTTATTTCGCTCCATGCTGACCACGTATTGCCTCGATACTTGGCTTTTGCTAACACATCGAGTAATTCTAGACATCCGCCTGTTCCACTCCATTCGTGAGTAATACTGTCGATTATCAAATTATCGTAGCCAGCTTCCTGCGCAACCCCGATAGCTTCAATAAATCGCTCTGGTGTGAATGGTGGATCTAACTCCAATACGTCAAAATTAAAACGGTCAGAGTAAAGAGAAGCACTTCCTTTTTCCGTATCAATCAATGCCGTTTTTCCGCCAAGTCCTTTGGCTATTTCCAGTGCTCCATAGGTTTTACCTGAGCCACTAGGCCCTGTTAAAGCGAGCCTTAATTTTGCTTTTTTTCGCATTGCCTTGGCGAATTTCATACTAATCTCCTAAGTATTGACCTTGACGTCGATCGCTTCCGTAGTAATCGACTTCAAACTTATTACTCGGTGCAGAATTCCTTTCCGCATCACGTAATGCCTGAATATGAGCAGGTAGAGGAGGGTGATTTTTCGATGCGTCCAAGTTCATGTGTAGCAGTTCCATTGCTAATCGTTTTTCCCTGTCTGGCGCACTCGTATTTGGCAAACACCCCTCAATCATTGCAATAGCTTGAGCCAGAGCTTCCTCTCTGTTTTTTGCTAATGACGGTGATGTTAATTGGGGGTATTTATCGGTAGGGTATGAGTTAGAAACGTTCATTGAAAATCTCCTGAAAAGTCCTTGAGAGGCATAGACAATCCTTGTCGTCCTAACACTTCCGTTTGATACATAAATTCATCGTGTTCGCGTTCCTGCGATTCTTTACGCTTCCTGCGTAATTCTTCTAGCCATTGTTGATGCTGAGTCACGCAACCCTCCTTAGCAGATTCATCTTAGAAACAGGTGCATCCTTGCTTGCTTCATTGACAATCCTGTCAATCTCTTCCTTGTCGAACTGCATAATCCATTGCAGAGCTTCAACTGGGTCGATTTCCGTTAATTTAGCCAGCTCAGCGAAACTTCCTGTCTCAATACTGAGTTTGCTACTTTCGTCAAATTCCATGACTGTTTTGTCGTCTACTACCCGAGTTCCGTTCGAGTAGCTGTATGAAATTTGCATAATCACCTCAACTTACAAATGTCGGTATTACGCCAACGGTTGTTACAATGACCACAGCTAAACTGAATAACCATGGGCTTGTACGTTTATTTTTACGTGCTTGAGGCGTAGTGATACGCACCGCCATGCCGTCACGCATAGCGCTGTAATAGTTAGTTTTCATGGTGACCCCGTTAGATGAGAGATAAGGCGGTTATCTGGTGTTGGCGAAGTGAAGGTGTATTAATTTATTTTTAATGATTTGAATTTTATTAGTGTGTTTTTTTATTGAGTAATGTATTTATAATCGCTTTTTCAAATGATGATTTAATTGAATTTTCTCCAACTAAATTATCTGAGAAGTTATTTAGTAATAATTCTAATTCTGGAGTTTCTTCATGAACGTATATTTTTGTTTTTACTTTAACATGTGGTGATTTAATTCCATGTTCTAAAGTTAATTTTACGTTAATAACGACACTGGTTTTTTGTTTCATCATTTTTATTTCCTTTTAATGAATATAATTAATTACGAAATGTCTTGTTTATATATCTAAATATAGGGTGGGTTACTGCTGAACGAGGGATGTCATACTCCCTCCGTTATTAACTAAATACGCATTGGCATAATCAATACCGATACTGGCTTGCATGGGTTGAATATGTCGCAAATGATAGCGTCTTGACCTGTTTTGAATTGAAGTTCGATAGCTGGCATTTTAGGGTTAACATACTTTGCTATCTTCTGTAATTTGGCAAGAAATGAAACGTTAATACCTATTTTGAATGGTAAGTTTTCTTTCATTTTTCTTGTTTTTTCGATTAGCTTGTCGATGTGTGGGAAGCGCCCGTCGATAACACTACACATTGAAACACCTATTAGCGTATTTTCATCTGAAAACAACCTAACAATTCCGTCATCAGTATCGAAAATTGCATAATCGAATTGCTTAGTTGGTAATTTACCCACTGATAAAATAACTTCATTTTCAATTTCGTTATCGTGTTCGCCGTATGCCAACATGTGACCATCTGTGCCAGCCACTTTTCCGTTAGGTAGAAAGCAGATACCGCAAATGTAGTAGCGAATATCTCTTATTGCCATACACTCCATGACAGCAAGTAGAGTGCCTCTATCTATCTTTAACTCCATCTCTATCTCCTATCTATTAATCAACTCACCACAGCCCACCTTGATGGACTGTAATTAGTTAACTGTGCCTGCTTTTAACCACGTCAGGCGAGGTGGTTCCTTACATTCCCCAATGCAAGAAATTTGTGTATAATTTAATCACCCCAATGCAAAGAAAAGGATTGAACTAATGAGTATTAAAGTAATTTCTGATGACAACCCTGTTAAACGAGTTGCTTTTGATATGGCGCTAGCTTTAGCCGTTAAACAGGATTCTATTAAAACTCCTGAGCAACTTATGGCTGAAATTGAATCGCTTTATCCTGAGTGTTTAGAAGTGGCTGAAAAGCAATACAAAAAAGAGACTCCACCTCCAATGGGGGTTTTGCTAAAAAGTACAATCTAAGACTTTAATTTCTCTATCTTTATGTGATGCATTTTTAAAAACTCTTCTAGCGGAACTAAGTCCATAATGGTTGTTCCGCAATTTAGAGTTAATTTAGTGATTGGTTGCCCATCTGACAAAGTCTCTTCCTTTATTGAAGAAATACTTTCTGTCTTAAAGAAAATTCTTGCTCCGTCATTTCTTAGATATTCATACATTTTTAAGTTAATCATGTTTAATCCTATCTCGCCGTAACCCCGAACCCACTGCTCGGCTGTTTTGTTTTAACTCCTGAAAATACTGCTACATTAGGTAAGCAACAGTTATCTACCGATGGTTTGAATTTAGGTTCAATATTTCTAGTAACTGGTATGTGACTTAATGACAGTGTTTTTTCTACTGATGTAAGTCTTTTCTCTTGAGGGAATACTGATTCTAATTTCAATTCAATATTCTTTTTTGCAATAGCTTCTGCTTTCCGTCTGGCGTGACGTCTATTTGCAGATGCTCCACGTAAAAACTCAGGCTTGCGTGACTTTTTAACTGTAATAGTTGCCATATATCCTCCAAACAGTTGGCTTTAGTGAGCGCAAGGATCGAAACCCTATATTATTTCTGCTTATACATGGAATAGTCCCCATGTCGGGGCGGGACTCTCTGGTGTGAGTAAACACCCTGCGCTCATTAAAACCTTCTGAGAAGGTTGACGCTTTATCAGCGCCACCGTTCTGATGACTAATACACAGCTCGTCATCATCGTTGTTAAAGAACATCAACGTGCTGTGTTCCGTTGATGTGATTAAATGTATACGATAAGTAGACGCATGTAAATACTAAATGTAGACATTTTTACAATAAATGAGTCAACTATCTGTATTTTCAGATAATTTATTTTCAAAAAAAATCTCAGATTGGAACTCAGATCACTTATTTGGAGGGGAGAGGGTACAAAAAAGCCCTCGCGGGGAGGGCTGGTACGGAATTACTGTTGTGAAAGAATAAACTGAACCTGAAAATCTCTTAAAAGCTCATTTGTCCGGATAGTTTTCACATTAAAATAGTCGCATATGTCAGGTATTTTAGGTTTGCATCCATTGTTTTTATCTCTAACCTCGTGAGTAACTACGGTGGCATTTGTTGTTTTTGCCTTAGCGATAATCCATGGGTCTGCTACTGATAAGAATTTTTGAATGTGTGGTAGGCTATTTTTATGTCTTGGGGCATATTCTTGTTGAACATAATTAGCTATAGCTCTAAAGTTCATTTGAGTTTCTTGATCATCAACACTTTGAAAACAATGCATTATACCTTTTGACCAAGTACATATTTCATCGTCCTGCTTTTGTAATTCATCAAAGACATTTCGAATGCTTATTAATTGTCCGTCCATGAATTTAGACCCCATAAACTCCCAAAATCCAGGGCATAAGTCAAAGCAGTAATAATCTTGTTGCGCTTGAATAAATATGTTTGCATCAATTAGATAGCTCAAAGCCCAAACTCCTTCTGAGCAAATTCATACAGTTTATTAGGTTGTATTCCTGTTAAGCTCTGAGCTTCTCTTAAAAGCATTTTTCCTTCCAATGCTTGAGTCACAACAGCAACAGTTAGCCTCTCACTACTTCTAACTTTCTGGTTTCGATTATAATCACCGCCACTAGAGGTGCTTTTCTCATTTATTAAACTTACGTACCGACTATATTCATGTTTGGATATTAGTTTTAAGTCTAAGGCTCGTCGCACTATCACCCAACTACTTACTCTGAAAATGCTTCTTAGATCATCAATGTTCTCTTCAATAGATAAGGATTCGTTCCATTTTTTTAAGAATATTACTTCAGGAGTTAAATACTCTGCCGCAGCTGCATTACAAATCATTTCCTCTTTCTCTCTGGAGTTTATAGATAGATCGGATATAGCGGATTGACCTAAAACCAGATGAGCAAGTTCATGAATCAGCGTAAATATTTGAGCTGCCTTTGCATCATTAGTGTTAATGAAGATAACAGGGGCTATCTTATCTGCTATACAGAACCCTCTAAAATCATCAACGCTAATCGGTCTTGTATTATTGTTTTTTACAACACCGCTTCTCATCACAAGGATCCCTTGAGATTCTATCTTTTTTACTAATGCAGAGAAAAAATCCTTCCACTTACCTTTTGTTGGTGGAATTTGAATATCAATATGCTCTTTAATTGTAGCTACAATTTGTTTGGGGTTACTATTAGGAGGAAGCTTTCCTACCAACTCTACTTCAGGAAGGCCGTTGGACAAGGCGTAGTCTTTGTACCAGTCTTGTTTAATTAACACATCACTAATAGTGTCTTTTAGTGCTACGCTTATCTCATTATTCCGGCTACCTACCGTTCTTCTATCTGGAATAGGTAGTTTTTCCTCTGGAGGTGTATTTAGGTATAAATAGCCAAATGGTATTTTTGTTATATTTGCATACCTTTGAGCTTGGGCAAAAGTAATTGGTTCCTTACCTTCTTCCCAAGCAATTATTGCATCGACAGGCTTTTTGAATTTTTCAGCAATATAATCCACAGAGAGAGATGCTCGGCATCTCGCCCATGTAAGTATATTATTGTTTATAAATGCCTGAGCCATTGCATGCCTTGATGTATTATTCGCTATGTTATTAAGATAAGTATGTGTTTGATTAAATAAAATATCAATTCGGTTATACCTATTATTCCAAGTGCATCACACCAACCACACTCTAAAACGTGTCGTCACCCAAAAAAGCAACCTCGCACATCATCTTCAACGAGCCTAATGGCGTCAGAGAAACTACCTAGCATTATTTCATCGTAGTTGTGCCAGTTACTATTTTTATCCATCCAAAGCAGAGACCATGAATTCGAATATCTATTATGTGTGATTTTTGCTATAGGTTCTTCTACTCTGCCATCACTCCATATTAGTTGCCTAATTTCAAAGATAATTACTGAGTCGTCCTCGATGCGATACTGTAAATCTAATTCATCCCTTAGGTGTTCTGCTGGGCGACGCTTTTCCATGAAAAATTCCATACACCGTCTAATATTTGCTATCTCAATATTACTAAACGCCATATTTCCTCCTAAAACGTGTCGTCAGGCCATTGTGATTTGATTACCTTACCTATGATTGTGCAATTCCCGTTAATAGGGATCAGATCGAAGCGAGGGTTTAATGGCTCTAGATACTCAATTCCACCATCTCTAATCAATCGTTTGAATGTGAATTCATCATTCAGTAAACGCGCGACGCAAAAATCTCCGAACTCAACTTCTTCCTCTGGATCAACCAAGATAAGCATTCCTTCAGGAAAGCTTGGTTTCCCTCCTGGTGGTGCTGTCATTGATTGGCCTTCAACCTCTAACCAAAAAGCGCGCTCACTGGCTTTCTTAGCTGTCGGTATCCACGACACAGCATCTTTCTGAGTATATGAGTTAAATTCTGTTGAGAAAGCACCAGCCTGTACTTTTGTGAATAGAGGGTACTGGTAAATTGGTGGTTGATGATTAATATCTTCTTTTTCGATGCTAATCGAACCATCTGAATTAATAACTGCATTATTCACGCCAACAAACGCCAGTATTCCCGCTATATCATGCAGGGATGGCTCTCTTTTGCCGGTCATCCAATGACCAACTGCACCTTTCGAAACCGAAAAGCGCTCAGCTAAATCATCATAAGTAATGCCTTTTTCCTTCATTAAGGATTTGGCTAGTTCGTACCATTTCATTTTCATACCAGCATTATACGTTATGTATACAAACATGTGGACACACAAAATGTATACTTTCATGTTGAGTTATAAGATACTTTATGTATACTAACATCATTGTAATAAGGAGGTTCTGATGAACAACATAAGTCGCTATAGAAAAAAATTGGGAATCACCCAAAACGACTTAGCAAAAGAGCTTGGATGTACAAAAGGAAATGTCAGTCATTATGAAAACGGTAGACGTAAGGCTGACTTAGATGTTTGTAGAAAGCTCGTTGATTTCTTTAATAAAAAAGGTGTGAAAGTCACAATTGATGACTTGTTTCCACCTAAAGTTGCTTGATTTCACCACGTTCTTTAACAATCGCAGGGTTCTTGACTGCTACGGAGTCGCTGATAAAGCGACAGATTTACCCACCAAACAAACAATCCGCTCATATGGAATGAGCCACGGATCATTACTGCTGTTCCCAATATGGGAAGTAATCTAAGAAGGACTTTAACAAATGGAATGTGCAAAAAATATCAAAGTAGAGTGCTCATCAAATGAATTGATGACGTTTTACATTCAACAAATGTATTCAGTCGGTAATAACGGACTCGCTAAGGCGCTAGGAATACACCCTTCAAAATCCAGTCGAGATAAAGCCAGAATATTCGATTTAGCTTGCCAGTTGGTAAGTAAGTTCGGATTACCCCCTGACTCTGTAAATATCAGCGATAATCCAACGAAAGTTGTTCTTGAAGGTGATTATGCAGAAAGGGTTATTCAGGCTCTTGAAGGGAAGGGAAAGGTTAAAAGAAAAGCCCCAGCAGTAACTGAGGCTTCTCAACAAATGGACTTAACCATTTAGACTAACAAATACACTGTATCAATAACCAGTATTAAAGGGAAGCTGATTTCTAGCTTTCCTTTTGCTGATACAGCTTAGGAATGGAGAAATTATACCATGAGACAAAGAATAAATCATGAATTTAATGGCTGTGATGAGCATAAAAATATCATGGAAAATAGGTTGTTACAAGAAATAACCCCACTGGGTTGTCAGCGTTTAAAGGAAGCATTGAAAGACGCAAAATTAAGGAAAGCACATCGGGATAAGTTATTAGGAGAGCGAAAATGAGTATGCTTCTAATGGCAAAAGCCATGCAATTACAGGTGGGGAGTACAGCACAAAAAATGGTGCTACTGAAACTTGCCGATAATGCCAATGATAAAGGTGAGTGCTTTCCTTCTTATGAGACTATTGCACGTCATTGCGAAATTAGCCGTCAAAGTGCGATAAACCACATTAAAAGTTTATGTAAAAAAGGGTTTGTTCGTAAAGTTACGCGAAAAACTGATAAGGTGCATACTTCCAATTTATATATTCTGGATTTGGAGGCTAAATCTCTTGATGACGGTAGTCAAAATACAGTACCACCTAGTCAAAATTCTGTACCAGAGGTAGTCAAAGAATTTGACCACGGTAGTCAAACGGTTGGACTAGGGGGTAGTCAAAAATTTTTACCCAGAACCAGTCAGTCTTTTAACCAGTCAATTAACCTTAAAAAACTATCGTCTGACGACTCGAAACCTGCAAAGCAGATTTCAATTAATCGACAAGCTAAAATTCCTTATCAGGAAATCATGCAAGCCTTCAACGAATCGGTAGGGGATAGATTACCCAATGCCGAATCACTGAATGACAAACGCAAACGAGCAATATCCAAATTCCTGAAAGAGCTCAAAGAACCCACAGTTGAATCAGCTAAAAATTATTTTGATTATTTTATGGAAACGGCGAGTGCTTGGTATTTCGGCGAAAATAATCGGGGTTGGCGAGCGAATTTTGATTATTTACTCAGACCAGAAACGGTACTCAAAACAAGGGAGGGAGCACTGTGATGAACCAAGTTCCGAATAATTTAATGGCGGAACAAAATGTCATTGGAGGACTCCTGCTCGACCCGCAAAGTGATAATGCGCAATCAATTTTTTCACTGCTAAAACCTGAAGATTTTTATACCCGACACCATCAAATTATCTATCTCACTCTGCGAGAAATGTATACCCAACGTATGCCAATAGACATCATGACGGTGACGGATTATCTGGAGTCAAAAGGGCGAATTAATCAATCAGGTGGTTTTGCCTATCTTGCTGAGATGGCAAGAGAAACACCGAGTATTGCTAACATTATGGCTTATGCGAAAAAAATCCGAGAGTGTTCCGCACAGCGTTTTGTTATCGAAAAGACGGTTGAAATTCAAAAACTCATGATGGTGCCAAGTGAGTTAAGTTTTACGGATAAAATTGAACAAGCACAACGCTTGCTTGATGAAGCCACTTCGTTTGGAAAAATGGGAAAAAAAACAGGGTTGCGCCGAATTGATGATGTGTTGGATGATGTTTTTACCGACATTTGTGACCGACAAGATAACCCAGAGAAACATCGAGGATTAAAAACGGGATTTAAAGATTTTGACCGCCTATTAAGCCCGAAACAGATTGTTATCGGTTCACTGTTCGTGATTGGTGCTCGCCCTAAGATGGGGAAAACAACCGTTCTCACTGAAATGGCAAAAAATGTCTCACAACAAGGTAAGCCTGTATTGCTGTTCAGCATGGAAATGACGGATAAACAGCTTGTAGAACGGACACTAGCCCAACAAACCCAGATTAATTCAGATAAATTTTACCAAAAGTTAGAGGAGCATGAATGGGATAGGCTTTGCAGTGCCATCGGTCGCCTTAAAGATGAGCCCAATATTTGGGTGGATGATACACCTGGCATGTCCTTACAACACATTCGTTCTGAAAGTCGGAAAATCAAACGCAAAGTCGGTGATATTGGGTTTATTGGTGTCGATTACCTCACTCTGATGCAAGCGGGAAAAGCTGACCGTAATGATATTGCCTATGGTGAAATCACTAAGGGGCTAAAAATATTGGCAAAAGAGCTCAATACGGTGGTTGTGTTGCTTGTACAACTGAATCGGGGATTAGAAAACAGGGCTGACAAACGTCCCGTACCAAGTGATTCAAGAGACACAGGACAAATCGAGCAAGATTGTGATTATTGGTTAGGCATTTATCGTGATGCGGTGTACCACGATAATGCGGATGAAACGCTGACCGAGATGATTTTAAGGCTCAATCGACACGGTAAAACAGGCACCGTGTATGTTGATCAACAAGGATTGAGTATTACACCAGTTGATCAATATATGGCTGCTTATCGCGCTCAACCGAAACGAGAGCCTAAAAGGTATTGTGAAAAATCGTTTTAACTCATGAAAGTAAAAAGGAGACCTCGTGACAGATGATATCTGTCTCCATAAATCCAATCTCAACAGTATTTTCAAAGTGCTCTCCGAAATCGTGACAACAGGTAAACGCTATCGCATCAAAATCACCGAGTGGCGTGATTTAAGAACCATACCCATGAATAAAACATGGCGTATGTGGATGGAAACCACAGGCGAGTGGTTACGTGCACGTGGCGTTGTTATCGATATTAAAAATGGTGTCGGTGAAATCGTTTTATCAAAGCCCATTACTAATGAGGAAACGCATGAATATTTCGTTGGACACTGGTTAGGGCGCAATGAAAACGGTGAGCGTGAAGAAACCAGCAAGATGGATAAAGCAAGGATGCTTTACATGATGGAGAAACATGAACAATGGTGCATTGAGAAGGGAATTCCGATCATCATTCCTCGTAACTCTGAATATATGAGTTTGAAAAGAAAGCAAGAAGAATAGGAAATAGTGATGATTATTTCAGTTAATAATATGATCGTTTTTATTTTAGAGTGATAAAAAATAGTAATCAGGAGGCTCATGATGAATTTACGCAATGAGGCAAAAGGGCGTGAATGTCAGATTAGAATACCTTCAGTTTGTAATGGTAACTCTGAAACGGTTGTTTTAGCCCATTACAGAATGTCAGGTCTTTGTGGCGTCGGAATAAAATCGCATGACTTATTTGGCGCTTGGGCTTGTAGTGCATGTCACGATGAAGTTGATAGACGAACACGATTTACGGATATGGAGTATGCAAAACAATGTCACCTAGAAGGTGTTTTGAGAACGCAAGCCATATTGATCCAAGAAGGGAAGTTGAACGTGTGAAGGTCTTTAATATCGAACCAGTACCTAAACCAAGGATGACTCAGGCTGATAAATGGAAAAAACGTCCCCCAGTTTTAAAGTATTTTGCGTTTAAGGACGAAGTAAAGTTAAACAAAATCACCCTACCTGAATCACATTACCACATTACATTCATTCTACCCATGCCGAAGAGTTGGAGTAAAACTAAACGCTCCGAAATGAACGGTAAACCCCATCAACAAAAACCGGATAAAGATAATCTCGAAAAAGCATTACTTGATGCTATTTTTGACGATGATTCACGTGTATGGGATGGGCGGGTAACAAAAGTGTGGGGTGAAAGGGGGCAGATAATTATCCAAGAGGTGCGATAGTGAATATTGAGTGGATACGCGAGCGAGTAAGTACAGCGTTGATGAATGTTTGTATTATAGAAAATGGACTGTTAGGTGCCATGGAGGAACAAGCAATACTTGTAACCGATAGGTTTAAAAGAAACCCAATACGCTATGCGGGTGAAAGAAAGTCTCGATACAGACTCCTCTCACATCCACTCAAAGTTAAGCAAAAACATGCCAAAGGAAAATCAAAACCATTAATTAATGAAGTTACTTATCGCACTTCATCATGGCGTAGAGGTATTCATCAATTGCCTAACGAAATGCGCTTATGGTTACTCTATTGCTATGGTGGGTATCAATATTATCGTGAGCAAATACTCATTGTTCCTTATATTTGGCATGAGTTTCAGCGATTAAATAGTAAAAAAAGGATAACGGAAAAAGTTAAGCAACGACTTCAATCTCTTACCTTACTAGCCATTCAGGCGGTAAAAGCAGAAATTAATCAAACAGCAAAAAAATATACGGATGTTAAGCTCGCTGAATTGTTGGGCGTCAGTGCTGATGCTTGGCGAAAGAGCTATAAGCTGTATTGGATTTGTTTATTAGATTGTTGCTATCAATTAGATAGAGATTCGCTATTCAAAATTAGCGCTTTAAGCTGATTAAAAAAGTTGCAAAACTCCGTTTTTTTCTATAAATTAAATGCAATATTTATATAATAGTATAAGTGTAAGTATTTCAAACCTCGTTTCGGCGGAGTTTTTTGTTATCTACAATTCCATGTTGGTCAAAGATAAAAAATTTAGGATTTAAGGCTTGAAAAATACTTGCTCGTTCATATTTATATTTTGGGAAAATAAGATACCGCCCATAATTCACTAAATACTGAAGGAGGAGTTATATGCCTAACATTAAGCCTTTTTCATTATTCCCAACATTATCTGATAACTTACTTTCAAACCGTTTTGATCAGATAGATCGCCTGTTTAGCCAGTTAACAGGCAGTAAACCAATTTCATCACCGACTCAGACTTATAATCTGAAACAGATTGATGATAACCATTATGAATTGACAGTGAGTGTGCCTGGATATCAAGAAGATGACTTATCGGTTTCATTGAAAGGAAGTCGCTTATTGATTGAAGGGAAAAAAGAAGAAAAATTAGAAGAAGACAATGATAAATGGATCCACCGAGGTATATCTCAAGGGCAGTTTACATTGCAGTTTGACCTCGGTAAAAATGTCAAAATAGAAAAAGCCGATTTATCAAGTGGACTTCTGACCATTGCTATTGAGTATGAGTTACCTGAAGAAGAAAAACGGCAAACAATAGCGATAGAAAATAAAGATAAAAAATAATTGAGTTAGATAACGTGAATAAGATTAAGGCTACGCATTATGTGTAGCCTTAATTGTTTGTTTTCAACACAAAATAAAAAAATGCCGATACGCTAGGAGTCATATCGGCATATAAAATAAACGCAAGAAGCAATGTAAGTCATGTCGTACTAATTCGTATCAAACTTGTCAATTTGATGTTGGTGTAATGATAATTGTTCTCATTAATATATTCAACCCTAAATTAAATAAGGTTACTTTGTAGTCTTTTCGTCTACGCCGACCATAGAATCAACACCCACTTATACTGTTCATACAAGAGCTGTGAGTCGGCATCTTTTAATAGGGCTTCATTTTTAATAGTACACACAAGTGCTTTTATTGCTAAAATAAAGTTTGCTATCTGAATTTTTCTATGGCTTAATAGCGTCACTGGTTTGGAAGTACAGGCCTATTTATGTTAGTCAGTTTAAAGTTGTTCACCGTTTAGCGTTATCCACGATACCACTTCATTGCGAATTTCTTCTAATTAATTCCCATAAGTAAAAATAAAAAACAAACCCTTATATGCCTTATGGCAAATTAAATAAATTAAAGGAAATTCTATGTCTAATACAATGACTGGTTCAGTAAAATGGTTTAACGATGATAAAGGTTTTGGTTTCATCACTCCTAAAGATGGAAGTAAAGATGTATTTGTACATTACTCTGCAATTCAGAGTGATGACTTCAAATCTCTGATGGAAGGCCAAGAAGTTTCATTTACCATGGAAAATGGTATGAAAGGCCCAGCAGCAGGCAACGTGGTGGCTCTCTAAAGGCGCTATTACAATTCGCCTCTATTTTAAATGCCCTTGTTGTAGCAGTTCACAATATAGAACATCACAATTTGATGTCACAGTGAACAATCCACACGGCGCAAAATGTATTTTTTGTAAGACTGTGATGGCTGCTCAAATGAGCTAAGCGTTAAATAGTTGAATATATAGAACCTCGTTTTTACGGGGTTTTTTTGGTACTTAAATTTAAAAATGATCCCTTTATATTTTAAAACGTACATATTCATTAGTGTGTGGTAAACTTAGGAAAGTAAACATACCTCATTGCTATCAACAGCAAACCTTGCATTTGCAAGTTTTTATCGAAAATAGATGCGGTATCTAAAGGAATGATTTCCTAAGGAGATGCCTATGAATTGGCCTGCGCTATTACATCTAATCCCCGCTTTTTTGCGGAATGTAATTATTATTGCTTTATTGCTCTTAGTTGCATTTATGATAGTTCGTTGGTTCAGGTAAATTCATTCCGCCATTAGCTTAACTGGGAGAGTATTTAGTTTTATTTAAACTAAAAGTCGAGGTTCGATACCTTGATGTCGGCCTAATTAAATATAAAGCTTCTCATCTATTTTTTATTTTAATCTATAGAAAACTTGATATTAGGAGCATAAACTCTTAGGGGTTATTATGACAGGACTAAATCAAACAAAAGTAATTAGTCGAGTTTTACAATGGATTAGTAGTGTTGGCCTGATATTGCTTGCAATTATTTTAATAATTTTTTTAGTTAAAGAAACTATTATCCTTGCTAATTTATTGTTTACAGTTAGTGATCCAGTTTCAATTTATTTATTAGTTGATGGACTTATCATTTACTTTCTTTATTTTGAGTTTATTGCCTTAATTATTAAATACTTTCAATCAAATTATCACTTTCCACTACAATATTTTATTTACATCGCTATCACAGCTGTAATCAGACTTATTGTTGTTGAACATAAAAATCCGCAATTACTTATCGTATATTCAGGAACAATCCTTATTCTAGTTGTTGCATTGTATATTGCTAATGCAGAAAGATTGAAGCCAGAATAAGCTAAAGCATCTCATTTAAAAGGTCGCCATGTGCGGCCTTTTTATATGCGTAGATCATAGTATCAATCTCAAACTCATACTAAAGATTTTACACAATAACTGTGAATCGGCACCTTATTAACTAAAATAAATAGGTAAATGTTATGTCAAAAGAGATAAACGAATTACAGTTTAGTCTTCACTATGCCTCAGAAACAGACAGCGAAATGAATATCTCAACCATTTTAACGGCCAATATTCATACGGCTGATGGTGACACTCAACAATTGACACAATTAATTTGCACAACGTCTCCCGCAGGTAAAAAGCAATATCGAATTGGCTTGCAAAAAATTAGTGATGCAGGAGATCCATCGCTGGTGGCGATTGAATCTTATTGGCGTAAAAACATACAAGAGAGTTGTGTTTATTTTTTAGATAAAGCAAAACAGTTTATTCAAGGACATTTACAGCAGACGAATGCATGGATATCTATGTATGGTCTTGTCATTGTTTCTGAGGCGTCACTTGAAGAGCAATTGCCTGAAGGTTTATTAAAGGCACTTAAAGTATTAATACCCGCCTAATTTTTTATCGTTTCACTTTTAACTCTCTCACACTCATCATCAACGGACACTCCTCTGGGGGTGACTATGCGCATGGAAAAATTAACCAATGTAACTTATGGAACCGCAGGCTTAACGGCCTTTTTTGCCAGTCTTTCGTTATATGAATGGGGATTTGTCATCGGGATGGCGTTCAGCATGGTTCTCGGTTTAGCCACTTACTTTATGACTCGTCGAGAACAACGAAAACGCACTCAATTATTTGAAGAGCTTGTTCGACATGTTGACCCACAAAACCCAACTGAAACCCTAAAAAGGCTTGCTGAATTAATGGTGAAAGCGCCAAAGGATATTTAATGTCTCTCAAACAGAAAATAGCGGCGGTAACAACAGCAGGAGCCACAGCAATTGCGTTAGTAGTAATAGCCCATTTTGAAGGTGTACGTTATGAACCTTATCGTGATGTGGCGGGTGTTCTAACAGTTTGTTACGGACACACAGGTAAAGACATTATTCAAAGTAAGACATACTCACAACAAGAATGTGATGCGTTATTACAAAACGATTTTATTAAGACACAACAGCAAGTCGATGCATTAATCAAAGTACCACTCGATGACTACACCAAAGCCGCTTTATATTCCTTTGCTTTTAATGTGGGTACCACCGCATTTGCTCGCTCAACATTACTTAAGAAACTAAATGCGGGTGATAGAGCGGGTGCCTGTGAAGAAATAAAACGTTGGGTATATGCGGGTGGAAAGGTGTGGCGAGGGTTGGTCAGTCGTCGAGAGGCGGAGTCAGTACTATGTCATGGAAACCTTTAATCATCATTATCAGCTTTATTCTTGCATTACTCATTACAGTCGCTGGTGGAATTTATCTCTTGATTGATAACACATGTACTAAAGACCAAGTGAGTTTAGAAAAACGCTGTCAGATTGCTCTCTCACATCATCGGTACTAATTATGAAGTATTGGAAATTTTACATTGTCGTTGTGATAGTGGGTATTGTTGCTGGTGGTTGTGCGCTGATTAATGCACAAGCGAAAAGAATTAACACGCTGACAGAAAACAACAAAGAACTGACTACCGCACTCGAAGAGCAGAAGGATATCAATACTGACTATCAAGTACGCATAGAGCGACTAAATCAACTTGATACAAGGCGCACACAGGAGCTTGTTAATGCAAAGAATGAAATTAGTCACTTGCGTGATATTAGTGAGCGTCATCCAGAGCGGGTGTACATCAAAGCCGAGTGTCCCAAAGTCAAAACCACTCCCTCCACCAGCTTGGCTTATGCAACCACCGCCCGACCTACTGACACCGCTATCCGAAATTATTGGTTACTCAGAGAGCGAATTGCAGAGTCAGAACAGATGATTAAAGGGTTGCAGGATTATATCAAACAAGAATGCATGGAATAAAAAAAGCCCAGCATGGGTGCATGGGCAAACTAACAGGATATTAATCAAAGTATAGTGATAATTACTCAGTATAGCTTAAGTAAATATATATATCAGCAATTAGATAATCGTTTATCCATTAAGGAGAGTGATCATATCTTGACTGCTAGGAACAGACTAGAAGTGGCTTATCAGTGTATCGCTAAGCTGCGAACTCTACGCATTTCATCGGCGCATTCACCGCGCAATTAAAAACACTCACAGAACCTTACAGAAAGTCGAACCTGAGAAAAACCGTTAATGGTGTTTTCTGTGGGGCGGTTATTTCTGGTGAACAGGTTCGCTTTTCTATAAGGAAATACACCATGAGCAAATCATTAGTTTTTAAAGGTAATGAAATTACTCCATTTGATAATGGTGATAATAAGATTTGGTTTACTAGCTCTCAGATGGCTAAGCTTCTCGAATACAAAAATGAGAAGTCAGTAACCAATCTATATAACGCCAATAAAGATGAGTTTTCTGATGATATGACAATGGTCACTGAAACAATGACCAATGGAATAAACAACAACTTACGTAAGAAAAAGGTCAGGATCTTCTCTGTTAGAGGTGCGCATCTAATCGGAATGTTAGCTAACACAGATGTAGCGAAAGCCTTGCGTCGATGGTTGCTTGATCTAGCTGAAAAAGAGTCAAAACCACAAACGGGGTTAGCAAACCGTGATATGAATGAGCTTAAAAGCCTGACTATCAATGAGATGCAAAATAGATTAGTAGCGGCAGATAATTGGTCGTTCGAGAACTTTGGCAGGAAAGGTAGTGACTTAATGAATTTACGCAAGCGTCACTTAAAGAAAATACGCAAAGCGAAGAAGGCAATTAAAGAACTATCACAATTAACCTTACCTGATATGGGCGAATTTCCAGATGGAGAAGAGCCGGCATGAACCACGAACAATTCATAGAGCAGAACGTACTAGCCGAGTTAAAAAAGCTCGGCTTTTCTTTACCTGTTTGTCGTAGAGCGAGTTACATGGCGGTAGATCATTATCGCCGAAGCTCTCAAGCAAGTAGAAAAGGGCGAATGTTTGACGACTGCTTACATATTGCCAAAGTGTGGGCGAGTAAGTTTGCTAAGGAGAAAGTATGACCAAACAAGAAAAAGACTGGCTAGATACTCTCCATCGTCAATTACAGCAATCACTTGAATACTTACACTGTGGCAGAGTTGATGAAGGGCGGATAGTTGCTGAAATCGTCGAGCGAGAGTTAGGAAAACTGCTCAGTAAACCGAAGAAATGAAAGGTCGCTCAGCGGCCTAAGGGCATGAGCGACTGCCATAACACCACAAAAGAACCTCGTTAGCTAATACCAGAAATGCTAGCTTTGATTTTCCTAATTAGATCTGAAGTAACATCTAAGTAGTTGCAATCATCCTTAACAGAATCAACAACCCCATTAGGTCCAACTTTTTCTAATAGGTCATCATAGGCCCACAGCTCTTTTTCTAGCCCGTTAGAGCCAAATTGACATTCAGCATTGCCACGTAGCTTAGGGTTAGTGCGAATTTCATTAATAACCCACAGCATGTCTTTTTTGATGTTCAATATGTCATCGTATGTATAAAGCACAGCACACCTCTAGAGAGAATTTTAAATGGCACTCAACGATAAACAGGAAATGTTTTGTCGCGAGTACCTCATCGATTTAAACGCTACACAAGCGGCTATTCGTGCGGGGTACAGCGAGAAAACTGCTAACGCACAAGCGAGCCGATTGTTAGTAAATGTTAACATCCAAAATAGAATTAAAGAACTTAAATCAAATAGGAATGAGCGTGTTGAAGTAGACGCTGATTATGTGCTCAAGCGTTTAGTTGAAATAGACCAAATGGACGTATTGGACATACTCAACGAGAGTGGCGATTTAAAGCCTGTAAGGGATTGGCCTAAAGCTTGGCGTACAACATTAAGCGGTTTAGATGTCATGTCAATTTCTACAGGTGAGGACGGAGCCGATGCTTTACTCAAAAAAATAAAATGGCCTGACAAAGTTAAGAACCTTGAGCTTCTTGGTAAACACGTCAAAGTGCAAGCATTCAAAGAGCAAATTGAGCAAAAAGTCGAAGCTACACACAACATTATGCCTGTTCCATCTTGTGACAATGTGGATGACTGGGAAAAGGCTGCGCAACAGCAACAAGGTGAGGTATTAGGTGGATGAATTACAACGTAGTATGGAAACCTTTGCCTGGCTCTCAGTCTTTATCACTAAGTTGTCCATGTAACGAAATATTGTATGAAGGAACACGTGGCCCCGGTAAAACAGCGGCTCAATTGGCGCGTTTTAGGCGCAATGTTGGAGTGGGTTATGGCACATTTTGGCGTGGTGTTATATTTGATACAGAATATAAAAACCTTGCGGATATCATTACTCAATCGAAGCGTATGTATCGCCTATTTAAAGATGGTGCTCGCTTTCTTGCTTCTGCTTCTGAGTTACGCTGGGTGTGGCCGACAGGTGAAGAGCTGTTATTCCGATTTGGTAAAGAAGCAGATGATTACTGGGATTACCATGGTCAAGAGTTCCCCTTTATTGGCTTTAACGAATTAACCAAGCAAAAATCAGCTGATTTTTATGAAGCGATGTTCTCTTGCCGTCGTTCGTCATTCCGTCCCGAAGACTATCCACTTGAAAATGGTTCGCTGTTAAAGCCTATCCCTTTAGAAACATTCAGTACTACGAATCCATTCGGTATTGGGCACACATGGGTAAAGAAAAGATTTATAGAACCAGCTCCTCGTGGGACGGTTATTCGTGAAACGCAAAAAGTCTTTAACCCACAAACTGAACGTGATGAGGAAATTACATTAACTCGCGTCGCTATTCATGGTTCATTCAAGGAAAACCCTTATTTAGATCCTCAGTACATTGCAACATTGATGGGCATCAAAGACCCAAATCGTCGCAAAGCGTGGGTAGAGGGTTCTTGGGATGTGACGAGCGGTGGGCGTTTTGACCACCTTTGGAATGCAACGCATCACGTTATTAAACCGTTTCAGATCCCCGACAGTTGGATTGTTGACCGCTCCCATGACTGGGGGGAGTCAAAACCATTTTCTAACCTGTGGTGGGCTCAATCAGATGGCACGGAAGCCACATTACCTGATGGGAGGAAATTCTGCCCTCCTGCTGGCACTTTAATTTTGATAGGTGAATGGTACGGCTGTCCTCCTGATGAGCTGAATAAAGGGTTAAACATGTCATCAACCAATGTTGCTAAAGGCATTAAGTGGATTGATGAGCGTTTAATCGGAGTTGATTCCGTTATGCCGAGTGAAATTAGTAAGGACGGAAAGACTCAAGGGCAATTAAACATCATGCCGGGTATTTGTAAAAAGGTAATTAAAGGCCCGGCTGATAACTCCATTTACACGCCAAATGACGACGAAGACTCTATTGCTCAAAAAATGGAGGCTCAAGGCGTTGAGTGGATGAAAGCAAACAAGAATCCCGGTTCCCGTATCAACGGCGCCTCACTTTTCGTTGACATGCTTGAGGCGGTGATTGAGGGGAAAAAAACAGAGTCAGGCATGCCAGAAAAACCCGCTTTCTATGTATTTGATTATTGCCGAGGGTGGATTAGCCGTGTACCTGTTTTAGTTAGAGACTCTAAAAACCCTGATGATGTGGATACTGAGCAAGAGGATCATGATTGGGATGCTACTCGCTATCGTGTATTGCATAAACCTATCCGCCCAGCATTCGAAATTAACCTAGGAACAACCTTCTGATGAGTACAACAAATGTAGATTTCACTCGACCGGAGTATAAAACGGCTGCTCCTCAGTGGGAGCTAGTTCGCGCTGTTTGTAGAGGCGGTGAAGATATAAAAAACTATCTTCCTGAACTTGAAGAGCAAGATAGTGAGCGTAAAAAGAAGCGCAATAGAGATTATCAAGACAGAGCGGTATTCTATCCAATAACGGGCAATACTCGCAACGGCATGATAGGGATGGCATTTAAAAAGGATCCCTTAGTTGCGGTTGTCGAAAAGCTATCGTGTTTAAAAGATGATGCTGATGGCTCAGGCTCAAGTATTTATCAACTTGCTCAGTCCTCGCTTGAGTCGGTATTAGAGGTAGGGCGACACGGGCTATATGTTGATTACAATAGTGATTCTAAACTTCCGTACATATTTCAATATCGAGCTGAAGATATCATTAATTGGCGCACTGACCGCATAAATGGTCGCACTATGTTAACGCTGGTGGTATTGCGTGAGACAGTCGAAGAAGAGGACGGGTTTGGATTTAAAGACGCAATTCAATACCGAGTATTAGCGATAGAAGAAGGTAAGTTTGTCTGTCGTGTCTATCGCAAGCCAAGCGGGAGTAGCGTTTTTGAAATCGATTCTGAGTATATGCCAGTACGAGCAGGTAACGGTGCTTGGGATGAAATCCCTTTTACATTTATTGGTGCCCAGAATAACGATCACACTATTGATGAAGCCCCACTTCTAGGGTTGGCAAAAATCAACCTAGGGCATTATCGAAACTCTGCTGATTATGAAGACTCTGTTTTCTTCTGTGGGCAAATACAACCTTATCTAGGTGGGCTAGGAACAGAATGGCGTGACTATCTAGAAAAGAAAGGCGTTATGGTTGGTTCTCGCTCGCCAATTATGTTGCCAGAAAAAGGTTTCTTTGGTTATGCTCAGGCTCAACCTAACATGCTGGCAAAGGAGGCGATGGACAGTAAGCGCGATTATATGGTGGCGCTTGGCGCTCAGTTAGTTTCTGCTGATAGCAAGGTTAAAACGGTTATTCAATCTGTCGGTGAGCAGAACGCACAAACCTCTATCCTGAGTATCTGTTGCTCTAACGTTTCCGATGCATGCAGTAAATCGCTAATATGGTGTGCTGAATACTTAGGTTTAGATACTGCAGACATTTCGTTTGAGATTAACAAAGACCTCGTTAATCACATTGCCGATAGTTCGATGATCCGTGAAATCGTCGCAGCATGGCAATCTGGCGCAACGCGTAAATCTGATTTGGTTCGTAGTTTGCAAAAATATGATGTTATCGACCCCGCTGATGATGTTGATGTGGTGGTGGATGAGCTTAATAATCAAGAGCCGACAATGGTAGGTGAGGCATGAGATCAGTGAATGAGCGGTTAATGGATGAATTGATTGCTCACTCCCTGTTTTCTGGTCGCTATTCTACAGGGGTGGCGAGACGGATGATAAAGGCGCTCAATGAGTTTGATGCTGAATTAACGGCTTCACTTATTGTTGCCTTAGATGATACCTCTATCGGTGTTAATAGCTTCACTGCAAGGCGATTGGAGTCGTTGCTATCCAGCGTTAGAAGTATTAATAAGCGAGCTGTTGATAGCGCTTTTTCGCTACTGACGGAAGAAATGAGAGCACATGCATTATATGAGGCTGGTTATTACCCATCCCTTTTTGATTCTCTACTGCCTGATGTTGTTCTACGCAAATATCCACTAATGAGTATTACAGAGGAAATGCTATTTTCCTCAGTCATGTCTCGCCCATTTCAAGGGAAATTACTTTCTGAATGGGCTGATGGATTAGAGTCAGATCGCATGACACGCATAAATAACGCTGTTCGTAATGGTTATTTAAATGGTGATAGTGCGGTAGAAATCGGACGTAAAATCAGAGGACATGCAAACCAAGGTTATAAGGATGGCGTATTGCAACTAAGCCGAGCTAATGCGACGACAATAGCTAAAACTGCCATTAGCCATTTACAAGCAACAGCGCGAGATCAGTTTGCTGATGCCAATAAAGACATTCTTGATTGTAAGCAATGGTTATCTACCCTCGATAATAAAACATCTCACGATTGCATTATTCGGGATAGGTTGAGATACACGCTGGAAGGTAAGCCTATTGGTCATAAAGTTCCTTATCTACAAGGCCCCGGAAAAATCCACTTCAATTGCCGCTCAACAGAAACGCTGGTTACCAAATCATGGCGTGAATTAGGCATTGATTTAGATGAGATGGACGTAGGAACTCGTGCCTCAATGGATGGTCAAGTGCCGGCAGATACCAGTTTTCTTGATTGGATACAACGGCAGCCTGAATGGCGTCAACGACAGGTATTTGGAGAGACACGATTTAAATTAATGAAAGAGGGTGGTATGCATCCCACTGAGTTTTACACAGATAAAGGTGAGTTTATTTCTCTAGAGCAATTGATAGAATTAGATAAAACTAACTTTTGATTTTTAAGGAAATAAAATGAGCTTTATATTGAGTTTTATTTTTGGAGCACTATCTGGGGCAATAGCAACATTTTTAGGGTTGTATAAATTTTATAGAGAAAAGTGGTGGGATAAACAATTCAATATTTTTTCAGATGTGGTAGATCATTTTTACACTATTTCAATTTGCATTGAACGTCTTCAATATGAAATAGAAAAAAAATGGTATCCACAAGACGAGGATCTTGAACCGATTACGCCTATTAAAGAGGTATTATTAAAACTTACAGAATCGCAACAAGCGTTAGTTAATATTCAAGGCAAAGTAAGATTTTTATCAGGGAGAACATTTGCTGATTTACTTGAAAGTTATATTAAAAATGTAACAAAATTAAAGAGTAAGTATCTCCATAAGGATTTTGATGATAATGATGTTTCCGAGTTTTATAGTAAACAACTAGAATTGTTAGAAGATACATCAAATAAGTTAATTAGTTTAGCTAAAAGCACATTAAGGCGAGATTCTTTTTTGTCTGGTTTAAATGAAAAATTTTGGTTATCAAAATACCCAAAAAAATTTAAAGCTTGGTGCTTAACTAATGAATCCTCTGAAACCCGCCACTGAGCGGGTTTTTTATTACCTAAATTCAGCTTAGGGCTGAGTTATTTCAACGCGCTAGGCGCAAATCAAACCCAAGGGGTGTTACATGTTATTTATGAATATCGAACGCAAATACTACTCACAGGCTGATGATGGTTCGCAAGGTGGAGGTGGTGGAACACCGGAAATCACTCCAGAAATTCAAGCCATTATTGATAAAGCGGTAAATGATCAAGTATCAGGTTTAAAAGCTAAGCGTGATGAGTTGTTAGGCAAAGTGAAAGAGCAAAGCGATAACTTGAAACGCTTTGAAGGTATTGATCCCGACACTGTGAAGGGAATGCTCAAACGCTTTGAGAATGACGAAGAAGCTAAACTCATTGCAGATGGCAAAATTGACGAGGTTCTCAATAAGCGTACTGAGCGTTTGCGTGGTGATTTCGACAAGAAGTTAAAAGAAGCAAGCTCTAAAGCTGAAAAGGCAGAGGCGTTTGCAAATAAATTCCGTGCTCGTGTGTTAGGCGATGAAATTCGTTCCGCAGCAGGGAAAGCGGGCGCATTAACCAGCGCTCAAGAAGATTTAATTTTACGTGCCAAAGGCATTTTTCAGATCAACGATGAAGGTCAGGCCGTAGCCGTTGATGAAGATGGCAATCCAATTATGGGTAAAGATGGTCGTACGCCATTATCACCTATTGAATGGATTGAATCCCTAAAAGAAAGTGCTCCTCACTTATTCCCCGCAGCCTCTGGTACAGATGCAGGGAAACATAAACAAGGTGGTGCGCATTTTAAACGTTCTCAAATGTCCGCTAGTGACAAGGCTGATTATATTCGCCGATACGGGCGTGACGCATATTTAAAACTTCCAAAAGAGTAAGGAAATATAAGCAATGGCTACGACGACTAATAATGATTTAGTAATTTATAACGATTTAGCACAAACTGCGTTTTTAGAACGCCGTCAAGATAATTTAGCAGTATTTAATCAGGCATCAAACGGCGCAATTGTGCTGGATAACTTGTTTATTGAGGGGGACTTCCGTAAGCGTGCCTTTTATCAGATCGGCGGTTCGATTGAGCACCGTGATGTAAACTCCACAGCATCCGTAGAGAACAAAAAAGTCGGCGCGGGCGAATCTGTTGATGTAAAAGCACCTTGGAAATATGGCCCTTATGCAACGACAGAAGAAGCATTTAAACGCCGTGGCCGTGATGTATCGGAGTTCTCTGAGTTAGTGGGTACCGATGCGGCAGATGCTTCACTAGAGGGTTATATCAAATACTCTTTAGCTGCTTTAGGTGCCGCTATTGGCAATAACAAAGAAATGGTGGTGACTGCGGATATTGCGACAGATGGCAAGAAAACACTGACCAAAGGTTTACGCAGATATGGTGATAAGTTCAACCGCGTAAATCTGTTTGTTATGCACTCAACCACCTACTTCGATATTGTTGATCAGGCCATTGACAACAAAGTGTATGAAGAAGCGGGTGTGGTTATCTACGGTGGACAGCCAGGCACATTAGGTAAGCCTGTGCTGGTAACGGATACAGCGCCAGTAGATGCCATCTTTGGTTTAGTGCCGGGTGCTGTGACTATCACTGAATCCCAAGAGCCGACTTTCCGATCTTATGAAATCAATGACAAGGAGAACTTGGAAGTTGGTTATCGTGGTGAAGGCGTGGTTAACGTTGGCGTTCTGGGCTATAGCTGGGATGAATCAAAAGGAAAAAACCCTGATTTAACACAGTTAGGCACCGCAGGTAACTGGAAGAAGCATTTCACTAGCAACAAATTAACCGCTGGCGTCATGATTAAACTGACTGCCGAAGAGGGAAAGTAACCCTGTCAGCGGATAAAACGTCCGCTATCGCTGACAGTACAGATACAGTAACGATCACTCTTAATTACACCAAGGGCAGCTCTCCAGTCGAAGGAGCTACCGTTAATTGGTCTACAACAGGTGGTAAATTAAGCGTTACTTCATCTAAGACGGGCAAAGCTGGTGGTGCGACAGTGAAATTAACTTCTGATTCACAGGGTGAATTTATTGTCACAGCCACTGTTGATGGTGTTGCACAAAATACTGATGCAATTACATTCACAGAAAAAACTTCTCCAGACGAGTAATTTAAGGGGCTTTGTGCCCCTCTTTTTTTTGAGGTGAGCATGATTGATCCTGATAAGAACTCTCCAATATTTAATAGCTACGCAAGTGTGGATGATTTGAAGAAATACGCTGAGGATAGAAATATCACTTTGGCAGATAGTGGATTAGAGGCATTACTAATTACGGCGATGGATTATCTTGAATCGCAGAAATGGTTAGGTAAACGAACTAACCCAAATCAACCTTTATCTTTCCCTCGCTCAGGGCTATCTCGCGACGGTGTTGCCATCCCAAGCGATCAGATACCAAAGCAATTAATCCAAGCTCAATGCCGTTTAGCGATTGAATCAGTAGAAAATGACCTACAGCCCACGTTAGGCGCTGAAATCACCTCTGAGCGAATTGAGGGGGCTATTACTGTGCAATATGCCGAAGGCACTAATACTGGCGCACCAAACTTTCCTTGGTTAAAAGGTTTATTGTCTGGCTTGATTGATGTCTCAGATGGATTTGCCATTAATACATTTGCAATGAGGTAGCCATGAATATTTATCAGCGAGGACAGAGCACGGCACTACGGATGCTGAAAAAATATGGTGCTTCCTATCAAGCCAAGCGTGATGGTAAGCATTGGGTTGATGATGAGGGGCGAGAGCGATTTGAGCCAGAAACGTTATTTTCTGTTACCGGAGTAAAGACGCAATATAAACCTTACGAAATCGACGGCACGCTTATTCTCTCTACGGATATTAAAATGATACTTCCTCCAGACACTGATATTCAGAAAGGGGATAAGCTGCTTGTCGATGGCGTTTGGCTGCGTGTTCATGAACTAAACCCTGTTAAACCTGCTGATATTATTATCTGCTATCAGCCTCAGTTGAGGGCATGATATGTCAGATCAGTTCATGAAGTCGATTAATATCTTTATCGACAAATCTAACGCAAATATTGAAACAGTTGTCAAAAATACAGGATTTAAAATATTAGCGAAGCTTGTTGATATGTCGCCCGTAGGGAATCTTGAACTATGGGAAGTTAATAGGGCTGCCTCAGACTACAATAAAGCAGTTTTTGAACATAATGAGTATCTAAAACAAGATCCTAATAATTTAACACCAAAGCGACGTCAATTAAAAAAGCGTGTTCGTGTTAATGACTCTATGGATATTTATGTTCCTCCTGGTTATACAGGGGGGCGGTTTAGAGGTAATTGGCAGGTGTCATTTGATGCCCCAGCGGAAGGCGAGACGGGGCGCATAGATAAGTCAGGCAATATGACAAAGGCGTTAGGAAACGTTGTTATTGAGCAATTTAAGGTAGGAATGAAGGCTATCTATTTCACAAACAATGCGCCTTATGCTTATCGACTTGAAATGGGGCATTCGAAGCAAGCACCTAATGGTATGGTTGCCATAACCGCCGTAGAGGCAAGCAAGATGTTTAATTCGGCCGTATCGGAAACTAAATCATGAATCAGTCAACGATTAATGCTGAAATACGAAAGCTGGTGGCGAATATTGGAAAAGATTTAAACCTAAAAATCGCATGGCCGAATCTTCCTTTTAATGATATTAACGATCCCTATCTTCAACTCCATGTCATGCCAGCAGAAACGGATAATATCGGGTTATCTCTGGATATGCCTGTTTATCGTGGTGTTATCCAAATTAACGTAGTTGGGAAAGTAGGGGGTGGGGACGCTAAGATATCAACTATTGCTGATGACGTTAAAAACAGATTAGAAAATGGATTAACATTAGGGGAGGGTATCTACATTAACGGAGAGCCTAGCCAGTTCCCTCCAATTTCAGATGAAACAAATTATACCATTCCTATTCGTGCATCCTATCGATGTAATGCAATCCGATAACACCGCTTAATTGCGGTTTTTTTATACCTAAAATAGAGGTTAACAATGGCCTATAACATTCCTAATGGGTCGCGTGTTTACGTCGCAAGTAAATACGATGACGAAATTAAAATTACTGAGGCAACTAATGCCGAAGAAGCTGTGCTGACAGTTGATGACGTGGGTGACATTGCTAAAGGCGATATTGTTCATGTTACATCTGGCTGGAAAAAAGCTTCGGGTGCTTTCCGTGTTGCAAGTGTCGCTGAATCTAAAATCACCTTAGAAGGTGTCGATACAAGTGATAAAAATGTGTTTCCTGCTGGTGGCGGTACAGGAACATTAAAGAAAGTATTGTCATGGGAAGTCATGCCACAGGTAATGACACTTTCTACAGAAGGTGGGGAACAGCAAACTCAAGAGGTTCAATTTCTTGAAGATGAGCAGGCAGAAACTATCGATACCTATAAAAATGGTGTTGTACAGGTTTATACCTTTGCTCACGATGCTAAGCTGCCTATCCGTAAATTGCTAACAAAATTGGACGACAGTAAGCAAGTTACTGCAATCCGATTCTTCAATAAACGCGCAGAAGAAGATCGCTATTACACAGCTTCAATTTCATTCCAACGTGTGCCAAACACCGCTATCAACGAAGTTGAAAACGTAACAGCGCGATTCTCACTTAAATCTGAAATGCAGATTTATACCAACGCATCTTAATCCATAAACATTCTCGACAGCCCCGAATCAGGGGCTTTTTAAGGACTGACAATGCCTAAATTTACACTCGTCCCAAATCCAACCTTCAAAGCTAACGTCAAAATTCCTGTTGCTGGCAAAGAAAAGCCAGAAGTAGTTACATTCACATTTAAACATCACTCAGTAAGTGAGCTTGATGGAATGCGAGAAAAACCGATTTCTGAGTTCTTTGAGCAGATTATTGCTGACTGGGCGATCGAAGAACCATATAACAAAGAAAATTTAAACATATTGTTAGATAACTACCCATCAGCTTCTCGTGCTATTTCATCAACGTATTACAACGAGCTACTAGGTAACCGCGAAAAAAACTCCTAACGGTCGCCGAGGCGATGTATGGCGGAATGAGTTCAAAAGAATCGGCTGAGTTCGAGCGCGCTTTTGGCTTTCCGCCTGATATTGATGATGTTGAGGTGTGGCCTGATGTTTGGGATTCGTATCAAGTATTTTCAGCTATGAATACACAGTGGCGTGTAGGCATGAATGGTATCACAGGCTTGGATTACAACCCATTAAACCAAATAATGGACTTACTCAACATCAAAGATAGAGCGACCGTTTTTAGCGATATCCGCATTATGGAGGCTAAGGCGTTAGAGGTGATGCATAAGAGACCATAGTCGCGCTTTTGTAAAGCAATAAACCTATTTAAAGTTCTATTACGCTTACTATCGCCACTCGTCTAGCATATTTATCAATTTTTCTAGCTTCAGAGCAGGCAACTTCAGTAAAGGTATTCAATATTTCCTCAATACCTTTTCCGGATTCTATTTTTATAGCAGCGTTTCCTTTTAATAAGAATACATTTGTATTGTCGAATGCTTCATATACAAGTAGGTATTTTTGGATGGCATTACAATGTCCTCATTGAAGTGAGCCATTATAGTACGACGTTAATGCATGACTGACAAATAAAATGCTAATCAGTGGTAAGCGCAGATTGGTGAGCAGAAAGAGAAAGTAGCCAATTATCAGGCTTGAGATATTTTATAGTAAAGGTAGGAATATGAACAAAATCCTAAGGCAGTATCGACATATGAAGGTGCCTTTATTTGAATCTGGATATATTATCTATTGTGGCTCTTGGGATGATTGGCGCTCTCTACATGAAAAACTAGGCATTGATGGTGGGGATAGTTTTGTTAACGGTGCAAGTCATACTGTTACTAACACTCAGTGTGTACTCCATATTATTGGTGTGTTTAACGGTAAATTATCTACTCTAGCTCACGAATGCGCACATATAGCGTTCGACATTTGTTACCGCGTCGGTGTGAGCGTTGAAACAGGAGCCGCGAATGAAACATTTTGTCATCTTATTAGTAGGATGGTGGATTTCTGTGTTAAACCCAAAAAAGCCGACGTAGGCCGGCTTTAATTATTACAACAGGTTAAGGACGCTTACTGTTTGGTGTTCTTTTTTCAAGAACCCATGTGTTGCCTGATTGCGTTGTTGGTGGTAGCTTTTCGTTGTCTCTCACTGTGGCATAATTGTTTTTTAAACCGCCACGAGGTCCAACTTCTCGATAGATACCGCCATCTTTACCTGTGTTTTCACCGGGTTTTTTACCCATAATAAAAACTCCTTGTAATGCTCGTTATTGAGCAGAACAAATATTAGACGTGAATTTAATTAAGTCAAATATCCGTACAAAGGAAATGGGGCTGCTACTAACCTGATGACGTTTGGTCCTTTATTCGTTTTCTGAAAGCGCTAAGCTTTCCTTTTAACACTCATCACTGATCAAATTACCAGATAACCATCCATAAGCAATATTGATATTATGGTCATAAAATCAATGAGTAGTATCGGTGTCGAAGCAGAGAACGCAGTAGGTGGTGATTATTTTATATCGATTAACCTATTTGCGTACAAATAAAACAACATAAAATGCTTAGGGGATGGGTTTGAAAGAAGATACTATAACCATCAATTCGGAAGATGATGTTTTCAGATTGGTTGCGCAGTACGCTGAAGGTCATGAGATTCCAGAAAACGTAACATTTGAAGGCTGGCCAAACTTAACCTTTAGACTTACGGGTAATAAGTTCAATAAAAGTATTACACCATCCGTAATGAAAGGTTTTATTGACATGCAGGCGCATATCAATAAAGCATACGCCGCTTTCAAATATGGTGATCAAAACAAGCGTTTATCGAAAAAAGAGTTAGAATCGATAGAGTTGGTTATAACTATTGATGAAGGCTCATCCATAATTGAGATAAACATTGGTGGTTTTTTAGAATCACTTAAAAAATCGGTAATTAAGAAAATGACAGGAAAACAGATAGCAATAACAGTGATAAGCGCTGCATTTATCTGGGGAGCGTCTTCTTCTTATAAGTATTACCTAGATACCATGCGAGAAATAAAACTTGCTGAAATAAGCAAAGAAGGCGAAAAGCAGACGCTAGAGTCGATTAGGTTTATGTCTGAGCAAGAGACTAAACGAATGGAACTTGTTACAGGTGTTATCGAGTCCATACCTCAACTTAAGCAGCAAAATGAAATAGCCACTGAGTCTAAAGGTAATTTATTAAAGAACTTGAATAAAGCTGACACTATCGAGTTCGATGGTGTTGTTTTGGATGCTGAGTTAACTAAAGAGCTAACTTCTACAAAACGTAAAACTTACGCCGAAAGAAGAATTGATGGCATATATAAGGTTGTTAAGGTTGAGCCAGGCGATCCTGCGCCATTCAAGGTTACAGTGAAAAATGTAACCACTGGTGAGCTAGTTAGTTGTGTAGTTCAGGATGTGTTTTTAGATGAAAAAGAAAATAAAGAGATTATTCAGCAAGGTGAGTGGGACAGGGAGCCAATCAAACTAACCATAAACGCTAAAGTACTGGGCGATGAAATTAAGTCAGCAATCATTATTAAAGCCGAAAAACTCCCCCAAGAATAAATCTGAAGTAGATGAAAACTAACCCACTCCGGTGGGTTTTTTGTTGCCTGAATATCTCAAATTATTGATATTGTTTGATTGTTCTAAATTGAAATGACCGACCTACAAAATAATTGTAGGTAACTACAAAAGTTTTGTAGTTCAAATATTGAGCGACTCCTAAAGGGTTTTACAAAAAAGTTGTAAAACTTATCTTGTGTAATTTATTGATATAGTTTGATTATAACGAATCGTTAGAATTGATAGCCCGTCCTTGGGCGTTACTACTGTTGTTATGCAATTAACGGAGTATTTAAAATATCTCCGCTTTTCTCACCTTGCATAACTTGGGTGCGTAAGCGGAAGTTTTGCAGTAACTCAATAAGAGCATTAGAGTCACGTTGTAATTTTTGAATGTATTCAACACTGACAACGTTATGACCATCAACGCTAACTACTTGTTGCTTTCCATTTTTATAAGAAACTAACCATCTGCCTTCTTTGGGTATGGTTACAGTGATTGAGTTTTGATTTGGCTCAAAAAGTATATTTTCTTCCTGTTTAGGAATGTATTCACCTTCAAGAACGAACTTGTGAATATACTCAACCGCATCGGGTATCTGATCTGCTGTTAGCTCTTCAATGCTACTAACATTAAATTTCTGGTGAACAAGAGAATAGGCTTCTGGGTACATAATGCCTTTCTTACTAACCAGTAGATTAACAGCATTCTTTAATGGGTTGCGTTCTTGAACAGTTGATTTGTGTTTTTTCTTAACTTCACCAGTAGTCCAATATTCATAAAGTACGTCGTCACACTCTTCTTGATACTTGATTACTTTATCGCGGATCTCTGGTTTGACTTTGTTAGGGCTGATAGTGTGAAGCCAGCCTGCAAGTTTACGGAGAGCTAGGCAAAGCATTGATTGCTCACCGCCTTTTGAAGGTATCACGATTTCCGTGATCCCTTTACTAAACCTTTGTTTTAGCTTTTCAAATTGAGATTGCCAAGTTAACCCCATGCCTTCAACTATTGGCTTCATTGGTACATATGGTTCGCCGTTGAAATTTACTACATACAGGTTGTTACCGTGGAAAGGTACGTTAATTGTTGATACACTAGTCATGTCGGTTACTCCGTAGTTTCTGACAAATTAGAAGCCCTAGCTACCGCAAATAGTTGGGGCTTCGCTGTTTTAGTTGACACGTTTTTCTCTTTCTTTCACATACCAAGCTATCGCTTGATTAACTATTGAGTTTTGCGAAATACCATCTTTCGCTGAGAGTTCTACCACTTTACTTTTTAACACCTCTGTTAATCTGAGTTGAAATTTTCCTGTTTTTTTATTGGTATTCATATCTTCATCCTTTTATGTGTCTATGTGACATCACAAAGATATCAATGTGAATCTATATAGTCAACGAATAATTGACTATATTGTGATATCACAATGACTTTACTGGTGGTTGTATGTCACAAAAAAATACGAGAATAAGAGATATAACGCCTTATAGCCTTAGAATGCCTGATACTCTGAAGGAAAAGTTAATGCAAAGGGCAAGTAAGAATGGGCGATCTCTTAATGCTGAAATGGTTATGATTCTTCAGTCTGCAGTGGATGAGGATAGCACCCATAAAAACTTAAATGAGTTGTCACAGCTTGATCCTGAAAAGTTCAAAGAACTGTTCATGGAAACTATCAAGAAAATGAATGAGGGTAAGTCATGAATTCTGAAGAGATAAATGAACCAGACCCATTACTTCGCGATGCTATAGAGTATGTAATTGAAAAACAGAGAGTGTCAATATCAGGTGTGCAGAGGCAATTCCGCATAGCATACAGTCGCGCAGCTAACATAATAAAAGAGATGGAAGCTATTGGAATTATTTCTGAGTGTAATCACAATAATAGTAGAGATGTATTAATACTAGATAACTTGAGTGCCGATTTATTAATTGATGAATATTTAGAAGTATTGCAAAACTCTGAAAACAAAAATGAACCAGATAGTATTAATGATGACTTTAGTTCTGTTGAAAACCAGATGAAAAGAGAAGCTATAATAAATAAAAGGATTGTTATATGGCTTCATGATACAGGGCAGGATAGTGATGATGGAACAAGGATATACATATTAAAGTCATACTCTCCATTTGAGCACTTATTTAATGCCCAAAGAAGACCCTCTTCAATAGATAATGACCCTGGTGGGGATGTTTTAGAAGGGTATAGATTTTCAGCTACGATGCAAACAAGAACACCATTGAGGGTATTAATCCAGCATGGAAGATTGGAAAAGAAACCTCTTCATAAGTTACCAAAAATAATTAGAAGCGAATGGGAAGGTATATGGATCCCTCATACAAGGTCGTGGAAAGATATGGGGATAGATATGAAGGAATGGAATACAGAAGGAAGTATGGCTTCACAAATAGGGCAAATTCCTTCAAATGGCGGGGATTATTTGAGGTTTTTGATATTTGCCAGAAATATCAAAGAGGCAAAAGCATCAAGCGAAGAAAAAAGGAATATGATAAATTTAGGTCGTTGCATGTATGGTGAGGAAGGCACTCCATTTAAAGACTTCATTGAAGACTATAATTTCAGTAATAAATAATTTTATATGAAACTAAATAAAGAACTGAGAGGACGGGATGAAGAAGTTATTACTTGGTGTAGCGTTGTTGTTGATTGGTTCAAATGCCATTGCTGAATGGGAATACAAAAAACATTTTGATGAGATGAGGGGATCTGAAAGCTATACGGCATCGCTTCAATCAATGCCAATAAATAAAGATATAGATAACGAGTTGTTACTTCTCTTATCCAGCGATAATAATTCCACGTCGAGTTTAGCTGGCTTACACTTACTCAGTGGCAGATTTGATTGCGACAACCCCAATCTATGCAAAATAGCGGTAAGGTATGGCAATGGCGCGGTGAAAAGTGTATTTGTTAGACTTAATGATGAAAGGAACCTTGCTTTTTTCATTAACTCTAATGAGGTTGCGGAAACATTAAGGTTATCAGATGTTATGTATGTTGAGATACCAATATTCAGAAAAGGTAGCGCACAGTATAAGTATGATACATCAGGATTTAAATGGACGGGAATTGAAAAAACAGGAGAATATTTAACATCCTTAGGTTCCATTGATTTCACAAAAGAATTACCAAATATTCCTAGTAATACTTATAAAAATGATAGAGGGAGTGTTTGCTATGACATTAATGATTTTTCATTTGGGATAAAAGTAAAGGCGGTAGGAAAGGCTAGTGTGTGCATAGATGGGAAATTCCCTATTTATGTTGAAGTTAGTAATGTAAAAGTTAATAAAAATGACTTTGTGAAAGAGGTTAATTTAGCTAGAAAAGCCGATGAAGACACAGAGGGGAATACTCACATGTGGTTAGCGAGTGATGATGAATTTCTGACTATGATTCTTCTTACAAAACCAAATAAAAATGGATATGAGATATTCATGGATTATTCGCCAAGAATAAATATTTATAGTCAAAAGTAACTTTATCGAAAATAGACAAGCCACCTTCGGGTGGTTTTTTTATATCTGGAGGAAATTAAATGGCAGATATAGCAACAATATCATTAAAGGCTGATACGTCAGATCTGGAGCGTGGCACACAAAAGTTAAAGGAATTCGGCGATACGGCAGAAAAGGTAAGCGGTTCTTCGCGAAATTTAAATGACCAGTTTAATAGAGGGGTTGATCATCAAAAGAGAGCAGCCGACGCGATAAAGAGGCAAAAGAAAGAACTTGATGACTTATTAAATTCAATAAATCCAACCAATAAAGCATTTGATGCGCTTGATAAAGCCACTCAAAAATTAATAGAGGCAAATAAAAAAGGGATATTACCAAAGGATCAGTTTGCAGACTATAACGCCATACTTGAACAGACTAGAGATAAATTAACACGAGTTAATATGTCCCTTACTGCTGAAGGGCGGGCGTTGTTAGCTCAAGAGGCAGCAACAAATAGAGCCAAGCAAGCTGCTGATGATTTTTTAAATTCACTGAAAAATCAAACTGAAATTATAGGAAAAACGAGGACAGAGATTTTAGAGCTAAAAGCGGCTCAACTTGGCGTGTCGCAACAAGCCGCGCCGATGATCAACAAGCTAAAAGAGCAAGAAAAAGCATTCTTAAATGGCTCAATCACTATTGGTCAATATCGAAACGCTATGCGACAACTACCAGCCCAAATGACAGATATTGTTACGTCATTAGCATCAGGAATGCCTGTTTGGATGGTGATGATACAACAAGGGGGGCAAATAAAGGACTCATTTGGTGGTGTCGGTAACTCACTAAAAGCGTTAGCATCACTTATTACCCCTGCAAGAGTTGCTATGTTTGGTTTTGCTGGTGCTGCGGCAGCTGTGGCGTTAGCCGCGTATAAAGGGTCGCAAGAATTTGGCGAGTATAATAAGCAGTTAATTCTTACTGGTGGTTATGCAGGAAGAACAGCTGCACAGCTGGATGCTTTGGCTAGAAGCTTATCGGGGAATGGGATAACTCAGTATGGAATGGCTGATACTATTTCAAAAGTAGTTGGCTCTGGTGCTTTCTCGGGCCGAGATGTTGACATGGTATCTAAAACCGCTGCTGCTATGGAAAAAGCCGTTGGTCAATCGGTTGATGAGACAATAAAGCAATTTCAGAGATTGCAAGAAGATCCAGTTAAAGCAGTCACTGAATTAGATAAATCATTACATTTTTTAACTGCTACCCAATTAGAACAAATAACCACACTTCAGACGCAAGGAAAAGAGCAAGAAGCGGCTAAAATGGCTATGGAATCATATGCCAATGCTATGGATGAGCGAACCAAACAGATAAAGGAAAATCTAGGTACGCTTGAAAAAGCTTGGCAATGGGTTGGCAATGAAGCTGAAAAAGCATGGGATAAAATGTTAAATATCGGCAGGGAGAAGACTCTTGAGCAGCAAATTCAAGAGTATGAAGAAGCTTTAATTGAAGCTCAAATAAAACCTGCTGGAAAAGATATACTACGATACAAAACAGGGTTAACCGTAGATGAAGTTAAAAGTAAACTCGCTCTATTAAAAGAAAAACAGACTCAAATCGCTATAAAAAATGCAAGTGAAAAAGCCGCAAGAGATGAGGAAGAGCGTAAAAAGGCGCAATTTAGAGCCGATCAAGAATTAAAGCGACAATACGAAACCGCAGAGGAAAAGCACCAGAGAACACTCAATGAGATAAAAAATAACGCGTATGCATCTCAAGCTGCAAAAGATGAAGCCATCCGCCGAGAGAAAGAGCGTTACGAGAAAGAAAAAGCCAAAGGTAAAGGTAAAACCCCAACCTACCGACCAGATTATGGTACTAGAGTAGATGAATCAGCAAATCAAGCCCTACTATCCCTGCAAGCACAATTGAAGGTGCTAAAAGAGCATAAAACAGTCAGTGATGTGATTAGCTCTGAGCGTAAAAAACTTTGGGATATGGAAGCGAAAATATCAATCCTTGAGGAGGCTCAGAAAACAAGACAGTTAACCAAGGACGAAAAGGCGTTGCTTGCTAAAAAGGACTACATTCTTGCTTCTCAAGAAGCACTGGCCATAGCTGGTGATGAGGTTAAGCTTCAGGAGTTACATAATCGTGAGTTAGATAAACAACTTAAACGTGTTGAAGAAATTAATGCCAGAAGTCGCGCCTTAGAGTTGGGAGCTGGTAAGTCTGACCGCATGTATCAACGAGACATTGCACTAGAGAAAGCTAAATCACCAGACGAGAGAAAAGCCTTAGAGGAGTATTATGCTAAGGAAGACTCTATTCGTGCTAACTGGGAGTTAGGCGTCAAGAAAGGCTTTGCTGAATTCCAAGAACAGGCAACAAACGTTTACGGTAACGTAGCTCAAATTAGTCAATCAGCATTCCAAGGCATGAGTAACAGTCTCTCTGATTTTGTATTGACGGGCAAAGCTAATTTTGCTGACTTCACTCGCTCATTCTTAGAAATGACCACCAAGATGTTAATGCAGATGGCTATGCTAAATGCTATGAAAGCGGCATTTGGTGGTAATGCGGTAGGTAATTTCTTTGGGTTTGCAAGTGGTGGTTATACAGGCGGTGGTGGTAAATATGACCCCGCTGGCGTAGTGCATAAAGGCGAGTTCGTCTTTACCAAGGAAGCAACGCAACGATTAGGTGTAGATAATCTCTATCGACTAATGGATGCAGGAAAGAGAGGTTATGCTTCAGGTGGTCATGTCGGTGGTTCTGCGCCAATGTCGGTTACACAGCCAACAGCATTTATCGCTCGCAATCCTCAAATTGCTGGTGGTGGGGTGAATGTGACAATTGATATGAGCGGCGTCAAGATTGAAACCGAACAGCAACAAAGTGCAATGCCAAATATAGATGTGAGAGCTGCTGAGCAATCGTTAAAGAATAAAGTTAAAAGCCTTTTTATTAGTGAAGGGCGAGAAGGTGGTGATTTGTACAAGATCATTAAAGCAGTATCAGGAAATAGATAATCATTTAATAAGAGAGGTATTTATGAAATTAAAATTAGGAAATATTTGTATTCGTCCAGAAGATAAAGAAATTAGCATTCCAGTAGATGTATACATGGGAAATGAAGCTGATTTTGAACCACCAAAAGCATATCTGGTTTATCAAACTAGCTTTGATGCTAATAAGCCTCTTTCGGAATATTTTAAAGAATCCGAAGAATATGCAAGAAAAACAATTAAAGAATTAAACCAATAACAGCCACCAAATTCTGTGGCTTTTTAATGAGAGGTAGTTATGAAAATCAAAGTAGAGTTCCCATTGTTATCAAACAAATTTTCAGGAGTGGAAATTACAGGGGATGTGAAAAGATATGGCATTGGGGCTATAAAAATAAGTGAAAAACCTATATTAACGTCAGAAATTACAGTAACGGAGATAGTGGGAAATAATACCCCAGATGAAGAACCAAAGTTACAATTTAAGTACACAGAGGATTATAACCCAAATGAAACATTTGCTTCATTTATGGGGAGAGCGGAAAAATATGCAAGAACCATGATAGATCGCATAAAGGCGGCACAGTAACCGCCTTTATAATATGGTACTAATTATGTAAATGTGACTGAATGATACCAAACGCCTCGATAGTTACAGGACTATCATGCGATACTCTATTTAATTCACTAATAAGTTTTTCTTTTTCAATATCAGACATATTCCTAATCATTACTTGAATTATATACTCTAAAGCAAGAGTACGTGTTTGAAGGGCCTCTATGTCTTTTGCCATTTCACTAACTAACATATTCAATTCTCCATCGAAGTAAGTCAGCCATTCCTTCGGTAAGTTTCTCTGGGCTGAATATATAAAATAACCTAATGGATATTTATTAATATCCTGATATTTGATCAGGCGGCTTTGTATCGCCTTTTTTATTGGAGTAACCAATGGAAGAGTTTAAATGGCGAACACAAATACAAGATTCGCCAAGCGGTGAGTTCAAGCATCGCATTAAAGAAGTTGAATTTGGAGATGGTTACAAACAAGTTGCTGGTGATGGTATTAATCCAGAATCTCAAACGTGGCCATTTGCTTATATGGGACTAAAAGATGAGGTGATGCCTATTTTTAAATTCATTCGGCGACACACAGCAAAATCATTTATTTGGACGCCTCCATTTGGTGAAAAAGGGCTTTATCGTGTTAAAGCTGATTCAATAACGATGCTCCCCATCTCTGATGGAGTAATGAAATTGACAGCTACGTTTGAACAGGCATTTAGCGCATGAATATCACAGCAGATGTACAAAAATTAGAGCCGGGTAATAAGGTTCAATTAATTGAGGTGGATGGCAGTGAGTTTGATGGGCCCATTCTTCGCTTCCATGCTTACAATCTACCTCATACACCAGAAGAGATAGAGCAATCTAATGGTGATATCAAGCCAAAACCAATTTGGTGGCAAGGCAATGAATACGGGGCATGGCCTTATGAAGTTGAAGGAATGGCAAAAAATAGTGATGGTAGTCCAGCGAGACCATCTCTAAAGGTTGCCAATATAGATGGCTTAATTTCATCTCTATGTCTTCAGTTTGACGACATGGTGCAAGCCAAAGTGACTATTTATGAGACATTTGCTCACTATCTTGATGCTAAAAACTTTCCTGAGGGAAATTCAACAGCTAATCCAGACGAATGCTTTAAACAAGTTTATTACATCGATCGTAAAACTAATGAGGTGGCTGGCGAATCCGTAGAGTTCGAGCTGTCTAGCCCGTTTGATTTGCAGGGAGTAATGATACCCGTTCGACAAATTCATAATCTTTGTTACTGGTGCATGAAAGGCGATTATCGTAGTGGTAATGGGTGCTCATATTCAGGGAATAAATATTTTGATGAGAGAGGAAACCCTGTTGATGATCCAGCGCTAGATAGTTGTGGTGGGCTTATTAGTGATTGCAAAAAACGCTTTGGTGAGAATGAGCCATTAGATTTTGGAGGGTTTCCCGCTGCGGGGTTAACGAGATGATCACAAAAAAATTAAGAGAATCGATATTTGAACATGTAAAAGCCGAATATCCCAAAGAAGCTTGCGGAGTTATCTGTCAGAAAAGTCGAGTTAAAAAATACTTTCCTTGTAGCAATCTTTCAGATAACCCAACAGAGCATTTTGAGCTTTCTCCAGAAGATTACGCTCTTGCTGAGGACTGGGGTGAGCCAATAGCAATTGTGCACAGCCATTGTGGTGATGGTGTAACGACTCAACCTAGCGAAATAGATAAATTACAGTGTGATGCAACTGGATTGCCTTGGGTGATCGCATCATGTCCAGAGGGTGATATTCGAATTATTTACCCTCGAGGTGAGCGTGAATTAGAAGGACGTCCTTTTGTGCTGGGTTATGCTGATTGCTGGTCGTTAATTATGGATTACTACCACCAAAAACACGGTATTGAGTTACATAACTACAGCGTTGATCGGCATTGGTGGGAAGAAGGCGAAAACCTGTATATGGATAACTACGAGAAAGCGGGTTTTGTTGACGTCACTGGCGAGCCGAAAGAGGGCGATATGGTGATTATGCAAGTGCAAGCCGATGTGCCTAATCACGCTGGTGTGATTATGAATGGTATGCTACTTCATCACTTATATGGACAACTGAGCAGACTGGTTCCTTACAGCGATTACTGGCGGGATCGGACGGTAAAAATAGTGCGGAGGAAAGAGTTTGTATGAGCCTAAAAACAATACGCCTATATGGCGTTCTTGGCGCAAAATTTGGGCGTGAACACAAATTAGATATAGATTCACCTAGTGAGGCGATTAAGGCGCTCTCTGTGCTTTATGATGGGTTTGAGCAGTTTCTTGCTAATGCACATCTGAAAGGGCTGGAGTTTGCTGTATTTAAAGGTAAGCGCAACATTGCTGAAGATGAATTACATCTTGATACCAAAGAAGAGATCCGCATAGCACCAATCATTAAAGGAAGTAAACGAGGCGGATTCTTTCAAACTATGCTGGGTATTGCCATGATCGGTGTCGCGACATTTGCCCCTTGGGGGGCTGCTTTGTGGGCGAGCGATTTAATCGGAACAATAGGTTTAGGTGTAGCACTTGGTGGTGTTTACCAGATGCTTTCACCTCAACCGCGAGGTCTATCAATGAGGCAAGATTCAGATAACAAACCATCTTATGCCTTTGGCGGAGCTGTAAACTCTACTGCGCAAGGAAATCCAGTTCCTTTACTTTATGGATTGGACAGGCGAGAGGTAGGTGGGGCAATCATTTCTGCAGGTATTTATACAGAAGATCAGCAATAACATAAACGAATTTCAGAATAGCCACTATGTGGCTTTTTTTATGGGTGAAATATGGAATTAATTCATGGTGCAAAAGGTGGTGGCGGTGGCGGACATACGCCCACGGAATCACCAGATAGCTTACTTTCTGAATCAACAGCTAAGATTTTATTGGCTATCTCAGAAGGTGAAATTGCTGGTGGCTTAGACGATACTCGTATTTTTCTTGATGATACACCGATTGGCAATGCGGACGGTACTAAGAATTTTGAGGGTGTCACTTGGGAATTTAGACCGGGTAGTGAACACCAAGAATACATTCAGGGTATCCCATCAGTAGATAGCGAAACATCGGTAGGGTTGGAATTAAAAGACGATCAGCCCTATGTGCGGAGCATTAATAACACTCAGCTATCTGCTGTGCGCATTAGACTATCTGTTCCTCAATTGTTTCAACAACACGATAACGGGGATACTACAGGCTATAGAATTGAATATGCTATTGACTTATCTACAGATGGTGCTGGATATAATGAAGTATTAAAGTCTGCTTTTGATGGTAAAACGACCAGCGAATACCAGCGAACACACCGCATTGACTTACCCAAGGCAAATACAGGTTGGCAGATCCGTGTCCGACGATTAACTAAGAATCAGAATACAGCCAGAATTGTTGATAAGGTTACTATCTCTGCTGTTACTGATGTTATCGATGCTAAATTGCGTTATCCAAATACGGCCCTATTGTTTATTACTTTCAATGCGCGTCAATTTAATAACCGCATCCCTAAAATTAGCGTTCGCCCAAAAGGTGGCTTGCTTATCAAAGTGCCCACGAATTATGACCCGATTAATCGGGCCTATTCAGGCGTATGGGATGGCACCTTTAAACTTGCAGCAACCAATAACCCGGCATGGGTATTTTATGATTTAGTACTCAATAATCGCTACGGCTGTGGTGACCGGATCCAGTCTTCTCAGGTTGAAAAGTGGGACCTGTATAAGATTGCGCAATATTGTGATGAATTGGTACCCGATGGGCATGGTGGTGATGGTAAGGAGCCTCGATTCCTGTGTGATGTTTATATTCAATCGCAAGAATCGGCATACCAAGTACTGAGAGATATAGCGGCTATTTTTCGTGGTATGACATTTTGGGCTGATAACAAGGTTAATGTTGTCGCTGATATGCCAGATAGTATTTTTAGAACGTTTACTAATGCCAATATTGTTGGAGGTAAGCCTACCTATTCAGGAGGTAGTCAGCAAAATCGATATACGCAAGCATTAGTTTCCTACACAGACACCAATAACCACAGTAATGATGCGATTGAGGCTGTGGCCGATATTAAACTACAGCGTCGTTACGGAGTACGCAAAACTGAAATATCAGCGATAGGTTGCACTCGACAGACGGAGGCTAACCGTAGAGGTCGCTGGGCGTTACTCACCAATGCTAACGACAGAGTTATTAGTTTTGCGACAGGATTAGAGGGGGCAATACCTTCTCCTGGTCATATCATTGCTGTTGCCGATTCTACATTGGCTGGAAGAGATAATGGTGGACGTATATCGCGTGTAGAAGGCAGAAAAATAACACTTGATCGCAGAGCCAATATTAAAGCTGGTGATAGGTTGATTGTTAATCTGCCAAACGGGCGCTCAGAGGGAAGAACCGTATCACTGGTTGCTGATAATATCATTACAATTTCAACGGAGTACTCACAGGAACCAGAGAAAAACGCAGTTTGGACAGTTGATGCTGATGATTTAACATTACAACTTTATCGGGTCGTTAATATTACTGATAATGGCGATAATACATACACTATTACTGGCGCAATCCATAACCCAAGCAATTACGATCACATTGACTCTGGCGCAAGAATAGGTGAGCGTCCAATCACCATTGTTCCACCGAGTGTGCAAGCACCACCTAAAAACATTCGTATATCATCCTATTCTCAGGTTAATCAAGGTATTTCATTTATTACTCTGCGTGTTGATTGGGATGCAGTTGATAATGCCATTACCTATGAGGCTCAATGGCGGAGAGATAATAATAACTGGGTATCAATGCCAAGAACATCAACATGTGGGTTTGAAGTTGATGGCATTTATGCTGGTCGTTATCAGGTGAGAGTTCGTGCGATAAATGCGTCTGAAATATCCAGTGTATGGACTAATGCGCCAGAAACAACACTGACAGGAAAAGTAGGGAGCCCGCCTAAACCTGTAAACTTTAGAGCTTCACCGCTCGTATTTGGCATTAAGTTAGGCTGGGAATTTGGTGAAAACACCAGTGATACGTTAAAAACGGAAATTCAGTACAGCAAAACCAATAATGGTGAAGGTCTGATGCTGTTATCTGATGTTCCTTATCCCTCAAAAACCTATGAAATGGCAGGGTTATCAGCAGGTTTAACGTTTTATTTTAGAGCAAGACTGGTAGATAAAATAGGTAATCATTCCGAATGGACTGAGTTTATTCTGGGAGAATCTGAGTTTGATGCTAGTATTATTCTTGATGAATTAGCGGGGCAAATCAGCCGAGACCAACTCGCACAAGACTTATTGGGTGAAATTAACAGTAAAGCTAACCAAATCTATATTACTGAATTACATGAGTTGATGAGGATAAATCACGACAAGCTTTTAGAAGAGTCAATGAGGCATGGAGCAACGATTGAAGAAAGTGAAAAAAAATGGGAGGAGGCCGAAAAATTACTGGCTGAGCGGATGAACCAAGTTTCAACGGCAACAGAAGCACAGGCTGCCGCAATTAAACAAGAGCAACAAGCACGTATTGAGGGTGATAAAACCGAAGCGCAACAACGGCAATCCTTAGCTACTCAACTTCGTGGTGATTATACTGGCAATGATTTATCGAAAGTGACCGCAGGACTCATTTCCGCCGAGAAACAAGCGCGTGTTACAGGCGACCAAACAGAAGCGAAAGCCCGACAATCACTGGAAACACGGATGAATGGGAATGTTTCCGCGATTAATAAATCATTAGGAACCCTCACCTCGAAACAGCAAGCACAAACGCAAGAGATTTCAACACTCAATTCAACTCTAAAAGGGAAAGCTGATAGCAGTGCAGTAAATGCGTTAAATACGCGAGTAACTAATCTCGATGGCAAAGTGACGTCCGCAACCTTTCAGGTACAAACGTTATCCAGCAAATTAGAGACGGTAAAAGCTGATTTAACGGGATCTGTGGTGGTGGATTTAGATTTATCTAAACTCAATGAAAACACCTATTATCCGATTATTTTGCCATTAGTAACTTCTCGACGTTATGCCTTTAAGGTTTTTAGGACCTTAGGGCAATATAGAGACAATAAACCGAGCTATGCGACTCACAATACCAAAGGTTTTGCCATGATTGTGGAATGGCAAGTGAGTGGTTCTGGATGGGGAACCCAGTCTGAAAACCGCATCATTGATAATTTTGATTGGCGATGGACAAATCAATCCCCTGTGATGGGGCCAGCTCAATTAACGAATGGTTCTGTGGAATATATCTATTTGCGAGGAGGGGCTAAATATCAGCTCACTAAGCATAAAAGTGTTAACCATCAAATTATCACCCGCACTTATACCAATAACAAACAATCGGTGGCACCGAAAGGATTTGTGGCGAATGAAGTACCTAAGTCCAGCGAACAGAAAGCCAATGCAACGGCGAATGCGGTAAACCAACTTGAAACTAAGGTGACTGAGATCTCAGGTAAAGTGACCTCTACCGCCCAGCAAGTCACTCGCCTTGAAAGCCAAGTGGGTACAAGTTCAGCCAAAATTGAACAAACGTCGAAAGTGGTCACCGACATAAATGGCAAAATTTCCGCATCATGGACAATGAAAGTTCAGCAAGATAGCAAAGGGAATAAAGTCATTACGGGCATTGGCTTAGGGTTTAATGCACAAGGAAATAGCCAATTTCTGGTCAATGCCCAAAACTTTGCGGTGATATCGTCATTAAACGGCAAAGTGGTGACACCGTTTATCGTGAAGAATGGACAGGTAGTTGTTAATGAAGCTTTTATTGGTGATGCAACTATTACCAGTGCAAAAATAGCTAATGTATTGCAATCAACCAATTTCAGCCATGCAAACAAGGTGGGCTATCAACTTAATATGCGCACTGGTGAAGAAATTAAATATGGGAATAACGCTCAGGGGTACTGGATTGAAACAAACATATTAAAACGTTTGTTTGATAAAAAAGGCACAATGCGTATCAGAATGGGGATATGGTAATGGGCATGGGTTTAGAAATATATGATGAGAAAGGGCGACTCATTATTGGAGAAGACACTATTATACCGCGCCACTTGGGGCAATTTGACCTTCCTTTGTCCCAATATGGATCTCTTACTATTCCTGAGATTTCCTTAGGAGGTGAGGTTGTTTGCCATTTCTGGCTACGGTATCGCTCTCGATGGAGTGGTGAGTTTCATGTAGATAAGCCTAATGAGAGAACAGAATACTCCATATCTGGAAATACGTTAAACTACCGCGTTGATTACAATATCTATCGCTGGGAGAACAATGGCTCTGGTGGCGGGCAGACACAAGCGAATGACTCATTCTCAAGTCATGTTGTCGTATGGGTGGTGTGAAATGGTTGGTGTAGAAATTTACACAAATAATAGGCTGATACAATTAACCGATAAACTCGAAACAATATGTGTTTTGAGAAAAGCAACTCCTGATGAACTAACGTCATCATCAGGCCCTCATGATAGCTATCCGAGAATCTATGCGTTAAATAGCCAATGGATGGTTGCTCCGATTTCCAAGGTAAGCATACCTCAACACGGAGTTGGTCTTGAAGTTTATGATGAGCAAGGGAAAATGAAATTTTCATCTCTTGCTAAGTTGGTCTGCTTTGAGAAATATTATGATGTCAATACGGGGAGCGCTGGCAAAGGCTCATTAAGAATCGCAGGCAAAAGTGGTCACCGGTATGGCATGATTAAGACTCGCTCTATGGGGTATTTTCATAATACAAACATACGAAGCTACATAGACCCTGACACGTGGGATGAAGTTTGGACATTCAAAAGATATAGCGAGCGTTATGTCTTGGTTGATGATGTGGGAGGGTTAACATTTGAGTATCGATACGAGTTCTTAGGAGAAGAGGATGGCTGGATAAGTATGCCTCCGAGTCGAGAAGGTTCTGGATTAATGGAACAAGGGCTTATGATAGACGTTTCAATGTTAGAAGATTAAATACCGCACTAATGTGGTTTTTTTGTATCTAAATTTTAGGAAATAAATCATGATATACACAACAGGCACTGTTAGCACAGTGTCAGGGTCTGCTGTTGTCTCTGGCACAGGTACTAAATGAACAGTTAATAATCTCGCCATTTGCTCAAATACCTCACAACAGAGACCGTACGTCATATCGTGTTAGTTTCTATAAATCATAATTCATATTTAGTCCACTTTATGTGGGCTTTTTATCCTATCAATTTTTTCATCTCATATTACTTTCCTTGTTGCTTCAATTTTTATCCGAATATAGCCGAAACAAACAGGTTGTCTGACGATATTTTCTCTGTATATACTGTGTTTTCATACAGTACGTAGTTGTACTTAGTGTGTCGAGTATTTAACGTACTCTATCTTTATCAGGATAAAATAAATAAGGAGGTTTTTATGGGACACAGTAAGCGTTCAGTTGATTCTCTTACGGTGACTGCGGATAAACCCAGTCGAGGTGATTTAGGCAGTGGCCCAGTAGGAAAAGGTGAGGGCGGTGATAATCGTCATACCTCATCTGTTAATCAGTTAGATTTAAGCAAAACCCCTGAGAAAATGGCGGTGATGTCTTATGCTGCTCTTCCGGTGACGGTTTATCCGGTTAATGGTGTACTTGGGTTTACGGTTAATTGGGGAGCCATTGATTCTGCTTTGATGCAAGGTTTTAATGTTTTAAGCAAAGCGGCGCCTTATGTGGGGAGATTAGTGGGGGGTGCTCTTGTAGGCGCACTCTATCCGAGTGATACCATTATGTCCGAAGCCGAAGAACAAGCGATGTTAGAGAAATCGCGCGCTTTTCGTGTGGTGGATAAAACACAGCCTTACCAAGTAACCAGTTTACCGGCTAAGGCCGTGACATCTGTTCCAGCCAATGATATACCGAAAAACGCTCAAGTTTCTGTCACTGTATTGGCTGAACCCGTGATTAATCTAGAGAGTAAAAAACGGGAAAATGCCTTTACCCAACAAAAAGAGCCATCACGGGTATCCGTGGTGAAAGCCATCCCCACCAATAAACCGAATGTGTATACTGCGCAAATTATGCCAAATATGAAGCCGATGCAGATTCAAATAGCTTCACCAAAGACAGTGGCGAAAAAAACGGTAAAAGTAAATGAAGCTCCTAAGGTCGAAGGTTATCTTCCTACATACCCCAATTGGCTAGAAACACACCATGCTATCGTGCATTTTGATGGCAAGCATGAGCCTATTTATGTTTCAGTATCGAGAAAGGTTTCTCCTGAACAGGAAAAGAAACAAGTTGAAGAAATACTTCGTCGAGATAAAGAGTATTTGGCGACACATCCGGTAGTAGCTGCAGAGCGAAAATTAGTCGAAGCTGAAAAAGAATTAGCTAAGGCGCTTGTTTATGTTAATGATAAAGAGCAGCAACTGAATAAGTTAAAAAATGAACCATTAGGTTTATCTTTACTTAACCCTGTTGCTCATCCATTAAAAGTAGATTGGCATGAAATCTATGAGCTTCCTGACTGGGGGAATAAAAATCGTATAAAATTTGATTTTTTTGCGATGATAGAAACGAAGGAACGGCTTAATTTACTTCTTGATAAAGGTGCAGAAGCGTTATTTACGGAAGAAACTGACTGGAAAGAAGTTTTAACTAAATATTCAGAGGATAAAGTACCACAAGATTATATTGATAGCCCAACGGAATCGATATTAACTCTAGGAGAGTTCTATCAAGGCACAGCAATAGAGCAACTGACGTTAGTTCGTGAACAATTATTAAAGCAACGGACGAAGATAAAAGCGGCGGAGGAAGCCTTAGTCATTGCGATGGAAAGTCGTAAGAAAGCAGAGGAGAAGAAAAAAGCCGCTGAGGATAAGCTTAATAAGGAGAAAAAACGTCATCAGCCAGGAACCGCCACGGGAAAAGGGCAAAAAGTGGGTGATAAATGGCTTGACGATGCGGGAAAAGAAAAAGGCGCTCCTATTCCTGACCGTATTGCAGATAAATTACGGGGTAAAAAATTTAATAATTTCGATGAGTTTAGACGGAAATTATGGGAGGAGGTATCTAAAGATCCAGAGTTAAGTAAGAATTTTATACAAAGTAACAGAACTCGAATGCGAAATGGTTTGGCACCTAGGGCTAGATATAAAGATAGTGTTGGAGGGAGACGTTCCTTTGAGCTTCACCATGATAAACCGATTAGTCAAGGTGGAGAGGTTTATGATATAGATAATATTCGAGTCGCTACTCCGAAACGTCACATTGATATTCACAAAGGAAAATAATGATGAAACTGAAAAATAGCATTAATGATTATACAGAAGCTGAATTTAAACAATTTATTGAAGCTATAATTAATTGTGAAGGTGACGAAAAAACACAAGATGATAATTTAGAACATTTTATTAAAATCACTGAGCATCCTGAAGGTTCGGATCTGATTTATTATCCAGAAGGCAATAATGATGGGAGTGCTACTGCTATTATTAAAGAAGTTAAAGAATGGAGGGCTAAAAATGGTAAGCCTGGATTTAAAAAAGGTTAATCATTGCTCTTGTTAAATTAATAGAGGCCTCTTCACGGAGGCTTTCTTATATGTTCAAAGCACATCATGTTAGATATAGATAAAATGTTAGCCATTATTGAAGGTTATCGTGCAAGCGATGGTCAGCATCTTGGCGCGTTTGATCCAAAGACGGGCAATCAGTTGAAACCTGCTGATCCAAAACGTAATATCAAAAAATACTTGTAAGGATAATATTATGGGATTGAAAATTGATTTAACTTGGTTCGATAAAAAGACTGAAAGTTTTATTGGTGAAGAATATTCGGTCGATCTGGGAGATGACGACACGGTTATTGAACAGACTGTTAATCCGACAGAAAACATCATAAATGCAGGTAGCTTCGATGTTATTTCCGCATGGGTTCCTTACCTACAGAAATATATCAAACATAAAATTGAACTAAATAAATACGATTACCAGGTAGCATTTGATTATCGTGATAAGTGGTAATGAACAAACGTATATAATATTTATTCGTATCGTTTTGAAAGCCTCTTAGCGGAGGATTTTTTGTTTCAAATGACGATCTAGAAAAATCAGTAAGTTAATCAGTCTTAACACACTCACCTTCAATAAAATCCTCTCCGTCATTTTCGTATTTCACCAGGCGACACTCTCCTCGTAAGCCATACCGACTAACTACACAGCGAACACCAGGTGATGAACTTGAGCTTTGGTGTTTGTTTTGTCTTCACTCGTAACTGGACACTTTCTCTAGCAAACCATCTTTAACCATGCTATCTAATGTTCTGCGGGTAGATTCGAGAATATTTTTCTTATCAAAAGAATCTATTTCTTTAAGCATCGCACTACTCTATTTTCAAATACTGCACCGAATTCCCATCCGGCAACTGCTTACTTATCTCACGATAAAACGCTAATCGTTCATTAAAGTATGCTCTCAAATGTGCTGGTTGTTGTCGTTCAACTTCTGAGGCGACAACTGGCATATTGAGTCGTTCTTTATATGCGACACCACTTGCGGTCAAATCGACATTAATCTTGTCTTTTTCTTCTTGAGTTAGGTTTGCGAGGTTCAT